GCTCATGGGGCGAGCTACCCAGTATGGGAAGGATTGTTCCCATTTTGGGTTACGCAACAAAAACCGGGTCAGGGGGGTGGAGGGGGTGGTTGGTCAGTTGTCAGGCAAAAAAAGACCCCCGGGGGTACCGGGGGCCGCGAAGCGACTCCGATGGCTAAGGAGTCGAGGAGTAGCTGGTGTGGAGTAGCTGGTGTGGGGTAGCTGGTTAGGCAGCCGGGGGAACCGGCGGCTCTTCCACGGGCGGCTCGACCGGAGGCTCGATGGGCGGCTCCACCGGAGTCGGCTCCACCGGAGCGGGTTCGACCGGGGCAGGCTCCACGGGTGCGGGTTCGACCGGCGGAGGTGCCACGAGGTTGGGGGCCTCTTGGCCGAAGTTGACGCCGAGGATGTCCACGGCCTCGCCCGACACGATGTTCACCGAGAAGACTTCCTCGATGGTCTTCACCCCGGAGGTCAGGTCGGCGTCCACCGTGAGCTTGAAGGAGGCGACGTTGTTGGCGGGGTTGTCGTCGATGGGGCGCGAGCGGACGGGGTTCACCCAGCCGTCGAAGCCGTCGGCCGCCCCCGGTTCGAACACCGCGATGTCGGGGTTCAGGGCCTCGACCGTCGGCAGGCCGTCCACCTTGGCCTTGTTGCCCAGCTCGTCCACCGGGGTTCCGAAGACGACATGGACCTTGCGGTTCACTTTCAGATCATACATGGTCAGCTCCTTGCAGTTGAAACGCTCACCGGACTCCGTCGTCACCGAGAAGGGGAACCGATAGACTCGGGGCCTCTCCAGAGCACTCAGGACACGATCCCGCTCAGGCCCGGTAAGCGTCAGGGTAAGGAGAAGTCGATTCTCCATGGTAAGGGGTCCCCTGTAGTTGTGGGCACTTGGGCAGGCGAGACAGCATGATGGCATAGTACCTTGTACCATGCAATCCTCAGTGCAGTCTTCAGGGCAGGAAAAAGGGAGAATGGCTCACCTCCACATCGGGACGTACAGTGGGTCCTCACGCAGACCGAAGGTGGTTTCGAACTCCATGGTCCCCGACTCGATCTGTCGGCTCACCTTGATGCGGTACCCATTGGGGGCTTCCACACAGGAGTGTACCTCGTACACTGCTCCGTCGCTCTTGCGTTGGAGGAGCAAGCCGCCCCCCCGCCGCCAGTACTGCTTGAACGCTTCCATGCACGGGTGAGGCTCGACATGGTCTTGGGGCCTCAGCTTGAGATTCACGGGCACGGCATTCCCTCCGATGGATTGAAAGTACGAAGGCCCGGGGGGTGCCCGGGCCTCCACTTCTTCACGTGCCGCCCCGCCCCTTAGAAGGCCGGTTCCTCTGCGGCAGCCAGCGGCTCGACGTTGACACTGTAGTCCTTGCCGAAGGCGACGTCCACCGCTTCGAAGACCTTCTCGATCCCCAGCTTCTGGAACAAGGCACCCAGACCGGCCGCATCGGTCGGCAGGGAGGCTTCCGGCATGGCGAGCGCATCACCGAGGTAGGCAATGGCAATGTACTCCAGAGCCACCGTGTCGAAGTCCGTGTTGCCTTGCGCCTTGGCCTTGTTCAGGGCCGACTTGATCGTGGCGGCCTGATCGGCATGGCACTTGAACTTCAGGGTCTCGATTTCGTCGGTGGTCTTGTCCTTGTCGCCGTCGTCCTTGCTGCCCTTGAGGAGGGCGAGGAGTTCCTTGACGGTCAGCGGCATGGCCTTGGCCACCCACTCGTCCACGTTCTCCGTCGTCAGCACCGGGGAGAGGGCGCGGAGCTTGGTCCAGCCGAGGGGAGCCACCTTCTCGTACGGGATGGCCTTCTCGATCAGGTTGACGTAGATTTCGATCAGGTAGAAGGCCTTGCGCTTCTGGAACCCGTAGCGTTCGAAGACGAAGTCCCCGAAGTCTTCGAAGCCCTCGTACCACTGGTTCTCGTTGATGACCTTGAGGACGCCACCCAGCTTGAAGTAGTTGGTCTCGACGTCGTTGGCCAGATCGGCCGCCATGGTCAAGGCCTTGGCCTTGGTGAGGTTCTCGACCTCGTTGGCGACAGACAGGAACAGGTCACCCTCGACCATCTTGGCCTTCTTGGTCTTGACCTTGGGGGTCACCACTTGCGTTGCTTCGGTCATGGCTTTTCAGCTCCTTCCATGGTTGTTGATCGGGGCCACATGAGTATTATCTCACAGTCCCCCTGCTTTGTCAAATCGGTGTTTCTGCCGTGACGGCCTTCATGGCCTTGGCTTCCTGCTTCAGGTCCCGGGAGATAGCCCGATCCCTCTTGAAGGCCCCCTCCGGGTAGCGGGCCTTGAGCTTGGCTACGTTCTGGGCGACCAGAGCATCGGGCGTCAGAGCATACAGGGACCAGCACAGGGCGTACAGGGTCTGCACGGCCTTGGGCAGCAGGTCCGCGAGCTTGGTCTCGTTCAGTGCGGACCCGTACATGGTCTTCTTGAAGATGTCGAGCATCTCGGTGGCGATGCCGTCCAGCGAGAGGATCAGCACGAGGATCGTGTCCTTGCTCTTGATCCGCTTGTTGAAGGAGGGCAGCCGCACCTTGAGAGAGTCCGACATCAGGGTCAGGAAGTACAGGGCGTCCCCCAGCTCCTCCTTGGTGTGCAGGATCATGTGGGGCGTGATCTGGTAGCCGTTGAGGTAGGGGGCCATGGAATGGATCAGCTCCCCCGTCTCGGCCTTGAAGCCCAGAATGCCGTGCGAGAGGTTGGCCACCCGCTTGGTGCGAAAGGCTTGCCTCAGCCCAGAGCGGATGGTGGTTGGCGGTGACGCCAAGGTGCGCACGAAGCGCCGATACTCAGAGGTCTTCAAACCGGACTCCTTCCTTGCCCGCGTGGTTCACCTCCGCGAGCCTCTGGGCCATTCTGGCGAGGGCATAGGCGTCGACAACGTCGTCGTTCTTGGAGTAGAAGTCCCACTTCGCCCGTACCGCTGCGCCCATGTCGGCCTTGGTTGCATTGCCCTTCCCGGTCACCCACTTCTTCAGCACGGGAGGAGCAACCTCCGTCCACAGGATGTTGCGCTTGTACAACTCGACGCGGATGACCGTCCCCACCTCGACCAGAGTCACCAGCGTGTTGACGTTACCGTAGGCGTATCCCTCGATGCACACCCCGTCGGGTTGCCACTCGTCCAGCAGCTCCCCCACCCGTTGGGCGATCATCATGATCCGGGGCATCCCCTTCGCCTTGGCGAAGTGCACGAGGTGCGGGTCGGGCATGCCTTCAGAGAGACAGACCATCCCGGTGTATGTCGACGGATCGATGCCCACGAACCTCATTGCTACTCCATTCTGTGCACTTGAGTGCACAACTACTCTACCACGTTGTTTTTCGGGTGTACAGTTCCTGCGGGAAAATCCCCCGAAAAGCATTGTTTTTTCATGGGGCAGCCCGTTGCGTGCTTGTCAGTGGCCACCTTGCAGATGCCAGCCGGGAGCTTCCCTTCCTTGGTCCATGCCGCCGAAGACAGGCCCAGCTTGACGAAGGCCTCCGTGTCCTTGTCGTTGCGGTCGACCACGAACTCCTTGAACGGCATCACCTCATGGAACTCGGGATGCTTCTTCCCCGCTCCACGTGAAACGTAGAGGATGCGCCCCTGCTCGGTGTTGATGGAGGACTTGTAGACACTGTCGGACTCCTCCACCAGCCGCAGGTAGAGGCTCGTGCGCAGACGATGCTCCGCGAGCGGGGCCACCAGCTCGTTGAAGGCGTCCGGGGCCATGATCTTCAGCTCGGTCACCCAGAGCTTAGGCCCGCCGAGACGCACCAGAACGTCAATGCTGCCCTCGATGCCCGACACCATGGAGCGGAATATGACCTCGTCATAAGTCCAGCGGTGGTTGCCTGAGGTGCACTTCCCCTTGGCCGGAGGGCGGGGCGAGAAGTACTTGGTGGCGTTGCACTTCATGCAATGCCAGTGCCCCACAGCCGCCTCCCCCAACCACTTCTCCCGCACCAGATCAGACACGGCATGCCCCATGTCGAAGGTGGTTCTCAGGTACACCGGGATGTACTGATCCGGGAGAGTCTTGTCATGAACGTCCAGCAGGGCGAGCTTGCGCGGACAGAACCCGTCCTTGGTGACATCGGAGGCGTGGACCGTCTTGTGGCACCGCGCCTTCTCCATCCCCGCGACGTTCGCCTTGATGGTCGAAATCACGGAGGCCGAGGCCAGCATGCTCTTGGTGTAGCTGTCCGACAGGAACTTCACTTCCTCGCCCCCTGCATGCGCAGCTCGATGTCCACCGACAGGGCCAGAGCGGCCTTCATCAGGCCCTCCGCGCACTCAAGTGCACGGGAGTAGTCCTTCTTGTCGATGATCTGGATGTGGCACTCGCTGAGGCACTTGTGGGCCTCCAGCATGGACTCAGAGTAGTCGGGGGTGGTCAAAGGAACTTCTCCTTGAAGAGGGACTCAGGGACGAGCACCCACCGGCCGTTGAACCGGGGCGTACCTTGGGCATCCTCCACGAAGGTGAGGGACACCGCAGGGTGCTTGCGCTCGTTGAAAGCCTCCGAGGAAATCTTGACCAGCCACGAGTACTCAAGGGACATCGATGCGTGCTTAGTGCTCTTGGACTCCACGAGGAAGTCCCCCGCGTGCATGTCCCCCTTGATGGTGGGCATGGCACCGGATGCGGGTGTGAGCTTGGCCCCCAGCCTCTTGGCGGTCTTCTTCTCAGAAGCCTTGCCGTGTCCGGATGCCCCCCGCTTGGCTGCCTGCTTCAGGTAGCTGTTCACTGCCCCGCTTCCACGATGATCCAGTCAGAAGCCAGCATGTCCGTCTGCGAAGCGAGCCACGGCACCAGCTTGCCGTCGACTGTCCGCATGTACAGGTAGGGCAGCGACATCTTGCTGTGGGCGTCCGGGGTCTGGAGTTTGATCCACATGCCCCTTCCGTTCCACCCCATGCGCGAGACAGCTCGACCCTTCTTCAGCAGCTCCAGAGCCTCCCCGAACGTCAGCAACCGCAGCTCGTTGGTCATTCCGGCGTCTCCTCAGGCGTGGCCTTGTTGGCCGCCTTCTCAGTCTCGTCTTGGATGAAGAACGTCTTGTCCCCCAGCAGGGCCACAACGTCCGCCTGCATCTTGGCCGCGAACCCCGGAGTGTTGAGGTAGGCTTCCCGCAGGGCTTCCTGATTGGGGTACTTGACTCCATCGTACAACCATCCCCCCTTGGTGGCCTCGACCTTCTCGTGGGCCTTGAGGTGATCCAGCACGGCCTTGAAGGAATCGGACTGCCCGATCTTGAGGCCCTTGTGGGGGTAGACCACCATGTCGTAGGAGGTCTTCACCTGCCGCACCCGCACCTTGGCCTTCTTGAGGATCACCGACGTCTCCCGGAACACAGGGAGGTCGGGGTGGATGTCCTTGTCCATCTTCGCCTTGGCGTACAGGCGCACGTTCAGGGACAGCAGGAACCGGATGGTGTTGCCCCCGGGGTAGGTCTCGGGGTCCCCGAACATCACTCCGATCTTCATGCGGGTCTGGTTGATGAAGATCAAAGTCGGGAAGTGGTCCCGGTTGCGCTCGTCCGCGAGAGCTGCGGCGATCTTGTTGCACAGACGCTTGATCAGGATGGCCGCCGTGCCGACGTCCGCCGACTCGACCGACTTCTCCAGCTCCTTCTGGGCCGTGATCATGGCGAGAGAGTCGACCACCACCAGCCCCACATCCCGGGCCTGCATCAGGCCGATGATCATGTCGACGGCCTCTTCCCCATAGCCCGGGGTCACCACGTAGAGTTGATCTAGGTCAACCCCGAACTGCCCCACCCACGAGGGGTCGAAGGTGCCTTCAAGGTCGACCCACACCACCTTGTTGTTGGGTCCCGGCTCGCGTTGCATGGCCGCGACAGCAAGATAGGCGAGGTTGGACTTGCCGCTGCCCTCAGGCCCGTAGATTTGCGACACCCGGGCCTTGGGGAAGCCTCCTCCGGTGGCCAAGTCGAATTCGAACAGGCCTGTGGCCAGCCTCTGCACCGGAGGGATGGCATTGGCCTTGGTGATGACCCGGTCGCCCTTCTCCTTCTGGATGGCAGAGATGATCTGCAAGACCTCACTGCTGCCGTCATGCTTCTTCAGCGATACGGGCATCATCCCCCCTTGATGTCTTTGGTGGCGGCGGCGATCTTGTCGCTCACCCAGTCCGACGCGAACTCGTAGGCATTGGTGATGTCGTCCTTGTGGCAGGGGAACGTGACTCCCACCGTGATCTTGGCCGACTCGTAGTTGCCGAGGTTGATGGTGGTAGTCCCGCTCACGTGCACATTGGCCAGCAGGTGCGGAGGCAGGAGGGCAGAGTCCATCACCTTCTCCTGCGTCGTCTGATCGACATGGGGAGCACTCTCCGCCGCCATCTTCTTCTGCACGTTGACGGTGGCATTCACCGGCTTGCCCACCATCGTGCCGGTGGGACCCGCTCCAAGGTGGTCGGAGAACTCGGACTTCTTCTTGATGTTGACGGGCATGTCGTCTCCAAGGGAGTTGAATGGCAAGGTGTTGGTCACAAAGCTGCCGGGATAGATGGAGCTGCTCTTGTTATCCAGAGCGGAACGCAGCTTGAGGAACTCGTCCTGTAGCTTCTGCTTCAGCATGTCGGACAGCTTGACGTAGGTCTTGTCGAACCAGTAGGCCAGCACCGGGTCGACCCCGTTCTCCACCAGAGCCATGTCGTCCATCTGGAACTGCATGGCCAGAGCGGGCACCTCGACCCGTGCCTCGTACCCGTGATTGAAGGCGTTCTTCTGGATGTGCATTACCAGTTCGCCCGGATCAAGTCCTTCAGGTCTTCGAACTCTTCCATCTGCGCCCCTTGACGGCTGCCGTGCTCTTCGAAGAACTCGGCAATGCGCAGCACCCAGCCCACCTGCGACTCGGTGAATCGGAAGACCATGCCGAACAGTTTCGGCCGGGGGTAGTAGCCCTTCTTCATCCAGTCCCGCAGCGTGTCCACCGACAGGTTGGCGGAGTAGGCCGCGTCCACCATGGTGAACTGGTACTCGGGTGGCCAGCTAGGCTCGGCCTTGACAGGGTTCTCCCGGCGATAGCGCTTGGCATTGGCCTTGGCCTTCTCCCGGTAGGTCTTGTCGGTCTTGTAGCGCTTCCGACGCAGGGCAGAGTAGGACTCTCGGTTCTTCTCGTACCAGCGTTGCCACGCAGTCTTTTCTTGGCTCATGGTGACTTCATCCTGACGATGTCCGCTTCCACTTCGTAGTACTGCTTTTCCCGCTTGTTGTAGAACCTGTGGAAGATCGAATCGGAATCCACGAGGTCCAGCACCACAGGCTGGGGCTTGCCTTCCTTGAACCGCATCACCCGGCCAATGGCCTGCTTGACGTTGCTCCGGGGGGTTGCCATCACCAGCGTGTCCCACTCAGGGACGTCGGTACCCTCCGCGCACATCTGGTAGGTGGCCAGCACCACCGGCTTGGTCTTGGCTATCTCCAGCTCCGCCTTCTTCCTCCCCCCGACGTAGAAGTCCATGTCGTTGCCGGGGATGCCTTCCTCTGCGAAGGTGTGGAACAGGGGCTGGAGGTGATCCTCGATCAGGTCCGACATGACCACCACCCGTCGGCCTCTACTATACGCGAGTTTGACGAACTCCGCGATAATGGAATTGCGCTCGGCAGACGCAGCGAGCTTCTTGGTGATGGGCATCATCCTGCCCGGGTCCACTTTCATGTTGCCCTTGGTCCACTTGCCGTCCTCCATCACCCAGCCCTTGGGAATCTTCCACCCCGTGGACTTGACCAGCACCTTGGGAGACATGGGAACGGAGGAACCCCGGAACATCACAGGGCCGAGGTGAGCTTCGAAGAGCCTCTCCTTGCCGTCCCAGCGCTTGGGCGTGGCACTCAGCCCCAGACGGTGGCGGGCGGGGAACATGTGGCAGATGGTGGAGAAGCCATCCGCCCCCAGTCGATGCACCTCATCGAACAGGACGGTACCGAAGTAGCCCCGCAACATGGGGTAGTCGTCGTACCTTCCCGGGATCACCAGCGAGTGCAGCATGCCGATGACAAACCACTTCTCTTCGAAGTCGCACTTGTCCTGTTGGATGTAGCCAATCTTGTCCACGGGAATGCCCAGCAGGTCCCGCAGAGTCTTGAACCATGAGTCGATCAGGTCTTGCTTGGGCACCACGATCAGGGTGGTGCGTTGCAGCTTCTGGGCCACCATGGCCCCCACGTAGGTCTTCCCGAACCCGGTCGGGGCCTCGATGATGTGGTCCTCGTTCTTCAGGTGGGCCGCCACCGAAGCCTCGATCAGCAGCTTCTGCTCTTCACTGCGGGGAGGTTGTGCACTTGAGTGCACTCCCGGGATGGTGAAGCCGAGGGAAGTGAGGTCCTTGTCCCCTTGCACGAACAGGTTGCGGGGGGCGAGCATGGTCTTCCCATCTTGGGAGACCTCCGCCATGTCGACCTGCACCCCGGCAGAGTCAAGGAACCGCAGGGCCTCCCGCGTATAGGCGCAGAAAGGCACCTTGGCCAAGGCCCCGGTGCTGATCGGAACAAGGGAGAACTTCTTCATCGGGACGCAACCCTCCGTGGTGGAAAAAAGGGGGCGAGACTTTCGGCCCGCCCCCCCTGTCGACTGCGACAGGCCTACAGGTGCTCTTCGTAGTCGTCGGAGGCCGCCGCCTTCTTGGCTGCCCCACCCGGCTTGAACGAGACGCCCGTTTGCACGGTTTTCCCGAAGCCCAGACCACGCAGCTCCTCGTCCGTCATGAAGACGATTTCACTGTCGTAGTCGGCCGGTTCGTAGGCCGTCTTGGTGCCGGTCACCTTGCCCGTCTGCGGGTCGATCACATCCATCTGGAAGGCCTCCTTGAGGGCCTCGATGTCCGTGTGCTTCTCCCGGAAGTCGAACATGCTGCCGACGGCTGCCGACTTGTCACCGACGCGGCTCACATCGAACGTGCAGTTGGCCAGCCCGCCACGCTTCTGGGCCAGCTTGTTCAGCATGTCGAACGTGATCGGCTTGGCGACGAAGAGCTTCGGCCGGTTGGCGTAGGTCTTGGTGCCGTCCTTGGACTTGAAGGTGCGGTGGTCGATCACCGTGAACAGGGCCACCAGTGCGGGGCGGTCACCTTGCTCGCAGATCGGGCACTTGTATCCCTCGTCCGGGCGCGTCTTCTCGGGGCAGACGTAGTTGACGTACTTGCCGCCTTGCTCGACGGTGTGTTCGAAGTAGCGCGGGGGGAGGAGGATGCCTTCCGGGGAGAGATTGCCATCCACGAAGGTGATCTGGCACTCCTCTTCGGGCTTGAGGAAGAAGCGGAACATCTTGCCGCTCGCCGCCTTGCGGGCGGCCTGCTCGGCCTGCTCTTGTTGCTGCATGGCCTTCGAAGCGGTACCACGGTTGAGCCACTTGACAGACATCGTTTTGTCTCCTGAGGTAGTTATCGTGTCCAAAGGGAGCACGTGGGAAACATGCTACACGTTCACCCGTGTTTTGTCAAACTGGAGAAGGTGTCCTTGAGCCATTCTTCCGGGGCCTCGCCTGCATCCTTGGCCCCCTCCGGCAGCTCGATCACCCCCACCCGAACACCCTTGTCCATCAGGTTGCGAATCCAACCCTTGTCGCCCCCCTGCCCGTAGAGCTTGGCCTTCCCCGTCTCATCGTTGTCCAGCATCAGCAGGACCTCGTCTTCACTGGAGAGCTTGGCCATCTTGTAGGGGGTGGTCTTGGCGGACAGGATCGCCATCACCTTGGGGTAGTACCGGGCCACCCGCATGCAATCGAACTGCCCCTCCACAATCACCATAGGACCGTTCATGTTCATGACCCGCTCGTTGAACCAGACCAGATGCGAGTTGCGCACCCCGTTCCACGAGTAGTCGTAGTGCTTCAGGGGGGTTCTCGGTTCCACCTCCCCCGGCAGCTCGATCCTTCGCCCCCTCGCGCCGGAGAGCCTGTTCTCGACGTCCCAGATGGGAGCGATCAGCTTGTCCCGGTCGGCGTCGTAGCGGAGGTCGAAGTAGTCCGCCACATCCGGATGGATGTTCCGGTGCAGCACGTAGTCGTGACTGCGCTTGAGCATCCTCCACACCGGGAAGGTCTCCAGCCACCACATCGGCCACTCCTGATACTCGGTGTAGGGGGAGGGCACCAGTGCTTCGTAGTCCGGGAGCACGAGGGCCTTGGACTCCTCCGCTGCCAGTATCTCCCGGGCCTTGGCGAGGTTGTAGCGGTGCCGTAGCTCGGGGCGGTTGGCGAGGTACATGTCCAGCGTCCCCACCAGTGCCGACATCGATCCGGAGTTGCACACGAAGCAGTTGTAGTTGCTCGTCTCCGTGTCGCTTACGTGGATGCCGAACGAGGGAGTGGAGTCCTTCCCGCCCTTGTGGGTGAAGGGGGCCAGTGGACAGGAGGCTTGCGCCCATCCGTGCCCGGAGTACTGGACGTTGAAGACGCCCAGCGTGGCCATGAAGGCCTTCACCTGCTCGATGTTCACTTGGAGAGGGTCCGCATGCAGTAGAGGAAGCTGTGGGTCTCCCGGCACTCGGACCAGACGGAGTACTCGGCGTATCCCGCAGCAATGATGATCAGCAAAAGCACTGCCAAGAACAGAAGGGGACTCAGGTTCCTCATGGATACACCGTAGGCTTGAGACGGGCGTTGCGTTCGAACTGCCGGATGTAGTCCGTCATGGCCATGCGCTCATGGAGACCAGCGAAGAAGCTGCTCGGGAAGGCGTAGGGTAGCACCCGCTTCCGGTTGAACTTGCTCCGCATGCTACGCCTTGGGGATCGCCGCATTCTTCTCTCCGTAGAGTTCCAGAATGGCCTTGGCCACCAACACGGCCATGTACTGCGGCATGGCGAATCTCAGGTTGGGGGCACTGCTGTCTTGCAGCTCCACCAGCTCCAGACCGTCGGAGTCGGGTCCCACTTGGAAGTAGTCCCCGGTGTCGTCGTTGTAGATGCGAATGAAGCGCTCGATGCTGTGGGGTGTGGTCATCAGCCCTCCTTGACGGCTTGGTCGATGCTGTTCAGGTTCTCCCGGAAGGCCTGCTCCCGGTAGTCGGTGAGGAACCCCTTCGCCCGCTCGTACAGCAGCAGGTCGCCCTTGGTGAGCACCTTCATCAGCTCGGTCTTCTCCCGATAGAACACCCGCGAGAAGTTGGGATCGTGCTTGAAGATGCTCGGAGCGTTGTCGATCAGGTCGGCCAGCTTGATGCTGTGCACTTCCCCCGGGCAGTCCACGAATCGATTCAGCACGTAGGCCTTGCGGGCCGCTCGATTGCCGAACACGGGTCCCGGATCGGTCAGCATCAGCACGTAGTAGTGCACCAGCCCGCCGAAGTGCTCCTTGATGGTGTACTCGGTAACCGAGGTGTCTTCCAGAACGTCGTGAAGGAGGGCAGCCTCGATCATTTCGATGCTGCGCCCCGTCGTCTGAGAAATGGTGGTCGCCACCCGGGCCACGTGGTACCAGTACGGCTCGTCCACGTAGCGGCGACGTTGGGCACCGTGCGCCTGAACGGCGAACTCCAGTGCCCGGTCGTAGCGAAGACGCTCCCACGGCTCCAACGCGGGAGGCGTGATGATGTCGGTCATTCCTTGGCCTTCACCGACAGGAGGCGACGGGAACCGAAGTCCTGCTCCACGAACGCGGCCAGCTCGGCCTCGCTCAGGTACTGCTTGGCGTCCGTCAGGCTGATCGAAATCAGGGCCAGCAGGGCCTCATAGCCGATCTTGGCCTTGAGAGCGCCGATCAGGCCTTGCATGTCGGTGACCTTCGTGACCGTCGACTTGGGCGAGAACTCGACCGTCCCCTTCGATCCCGTGAGGATCACCTTCTGGTCCCCGGCGTACTGGTCGCCCGCCGCTTCCGAGGCGAGGACCTTCTTGGCCGCGTCCTGTTCCTTCATCAGGGGCTTGATCGCCGCGAGCTGCTCTTCCAGCTCGATCATCTGGTCGACGGCAATGGCAATCGGGTCCGTGACCGTCTCCTGAAGGAGGTCGGGCTTCTGGACCTGTTGGGGGGCCTGCTTCTGAATCAGCTTGACCGGCATTTCACCCTCCGTGGTTGATTGGGTACATCACGAGAGTATTATCGCCCCTCTCTCGGGCTTTGTCAAATAGTCTGTGCACTCAAGTGCACTAGATGCTGGAGGTGTCGTAGTCGGCCTTCTGTTCTTCCTCCGTCACCTGCGAGAAGTCCATCATGGTGAAGTCCCAGCGAATCCGGAACTGCCCAATCTCCCCGTTGCGACCCTTCATCACATCCACCAGCCGGGTCTGCATGGTCTCGATCCCATCCTCCTGCATGAGGCCCAAAGCAATCGTGCTGATCTGGCCAATGGCATCGGAGTAGCCGATGTCTTCCAACCCCGCCTTCTCCTGCTTCTTCTTCTTGGTGGCTTCCCGGGAGAATTGGAAGGAGGCCAGCGTGCCGAGGTCGAGGTCCGAGGAGAAGCGCTTCATGGCCTCCACGTTTTCAGCAACCTTCTCGTAGCGTCCCAGTCGGGGGTTGCGGTTGCGCAACAGGTAGCCGCCGTCCACCAGCACCAGCGGGCACTTGAGCTGCACGGCCAGCGTGTAGATGTCCTCAGGGTCGGCCGCGAGGTTGCCGTCCACGATGTAGAGCTTCCCGGTTTCCTTCTCCGCCTCGCTGATCCGCTCCCGGAACAGGCCGAGGGAGTGCGAGGAGAAAGTAGCCGACTTGAGCTGCGTGAGGTTGATGTGCGTGTACATGGAGGACGTCCGTTGCGCAATCGCAAGCGTGTTCATCTCCATGGACACGAACAGCACGTTCTTCCCGGCCAGCCAGTTGTGGATGGCCACGTAGAGCATCTTGAAAGACTTGCCCATGGCCGGTCGCCCGACGATGGAGATGAAGTCCCCCGGGAGGATTCCGCCACTTGAAACGTCGAGGTACGGCCACCCGAAACTCGCCGGGGGGTCGATCTGCTTCATGGTGTTGTAGTAGTTCTGGAGGACGAGGTCCTTGCCCTCCGCCCCGAAGTCGGTGATGCGGTGCCGGTACTTCTGCTCGGCCACCTCCGCCACGGCCTGCTGCAACACCTTCACGGCAGCGTCAACCGCCGTCGGGTCTTCCTTGAGAATCTCGTGCGATTCCTTGTTGGCCTTGGCCACCGTGTCGTACGAGAAGCGCTCGGCCAACTTGTCGACGTAGTACTTGGAGGTCTCCGCCGCATTGACGGGTCCCAGCTCGGGGAACTTCTCCAGCACCAGTGCCAGCGTGGGCACCGACTGGTACTTCCTCAGGTGGCCGTCCACGAACAGGAACAGGCCCCGCTCCAGATCGCCCTTGAACAACTTCTCCGTCAGCTTGGCGTGGTGAAACGCCAGTGCGTTGCCTTCGGCCACCAGCGCACGGATGGCCTTCAATCCCAGTCCGTAAGACATCAGTTCGCCCGGTAGTAGTTGTCTTGCAGGTTCTGTGCGAACAGCTTGCCGTAGGCCGACTCCATGGCAGCCATGCTCTCCACGTACACACACGTGGGCCGGTTCCGGGACTGTCGATGCAGCAGCAAGTCGTAGAGGTCCTGCACCTGCCAGTCAGGCAGGGACTTGCCCGCCGTCTTCTGGAAGACGTTGGGGATCATCAGCACCGTCGGGTCGATGCTGCCCTCCTTGTCGGACAGCACGGTGTTGAGCAACACCACCCGGGCGTCGATGTAGTTCCTCAGCAGGGCGCACGTAGCCGCCCGCATGACCCGCAGGGGACCATGAGGGACGTCCCCCACCAACAGGAACCCCTCTCCCCGCTCAAGGTGCTCAGGGAAGTTCACCAGCCACTCCAGCAGCTCCGGAGTGACCCACGGCTTGGCTGAGGTCTTCAGCAGCTCTGTGGTGACCCCTGCCCGCTCGCACACGTGGACGATGTCTTCCAAGATGCGGCGGTGCTTCTCGGGGGTAAGGACCGAGGTCTCTTCCGTCATGGATTCTTCCCGAACAGGATGGCTTCGACTTCTTCGACAGTGGCCGGAACGTGCTCCGGGGCCTTGGCCTTGGAGGCTGGCTTGGGGGTGCTCACAGGAGCAGCCTTCTTCACCGGCTTGGTCTTCTCGGCCATCAGCTTGGCGGCGGACTTCCAGTGGGTGACGAGGTAGCCCAGCGAAGGCTCAGCGGGCCTGCTCTTCTCCCCGGCATCCATGGAGGCCTCAAGGGTGAACTCCGCCCAGTTGGCCACGGCAAAGGACATGAGGCCTGCTGCCTGCCCTCCGGCTTGCTTGACGAGGGCACGGATGAAGCCGACTTCCTTGGCGGGGAGGTCGAAGGCGTACACCTTGTTCCGCTCGCTGATCAGGGCCTTCCACAGAATCTTGAGCTTGCTGATCTTGGTGGAATCGCGGGGCTTCTTCTCTACCCCCTGTTTTTCCCTCACCCCTTTTAGGAAGTTGTCTAGCTCGCCCATGATCTTGTCGGCGTCAGCCGATGAAGTTCTGAAAGTCTCTACTGCTGTCACTACTGTACTACAGGATTTGCTCAGTTTGAGCGCTTCTGAGGATTGCTCAGTTTGAGCACTCGATGTGGTCAATTTGACACTATGAGATTGGGTAGTGTGGGATGCCTCCGGATATTGGGGGATAGTCTCCACCCCCTCCATGAGCTTCTCCAGCACTTCGAAGTCGATGGTGTACCAGAGGGTGTGGTCCCGGTTGTCTCCGGACAGCTTCTTGGTGATCAGCACGCCGCTGGACCTGAGGTTGTCCACGATCCTGCGGATGGTGGCATTGGACCAGAAGGGGAAGTCCGCGTGCCACTGCTCGTAGGTGTTGTACATCCAGCTTCGGTCCTCGTGCTGATTCTGGCCCCTCTGCTCGTTGAACATGATCCAGAAGTACACCCTCTGGAGGAACATGGCCTCGTGCAGGCCGAGGGCTAACGCCAACGGGCGGGAGGTACCCACCATAGGCTCCCCCGCCAGTCCGTGGACTGCCGGAACCTTCACGTTCTTGGCCATGCGGCCTCCTAGCTGATACGCAGCTCGACCGCCCCTTCACCGAGGTCTGCCCGGGGGGACTTGGTCCACTGAACCGACTGGGGGCGGACCCCCACTTCCTTCAGGATGGACGCCACCACCCCCTTGGCGGCTCGGATGGCCTTGGCCCGGTCGGGGTGGGCCTCACCGTCCGTGGTGATCCTGCCCTTGTTCTCGATGTGCCAGTGCCACGGCTGGTCGCTCGCCTTCCGGGAGGTGATCTGATCCGGAAGGGACTTGAACACGATGATCTTCATGGAGCTTTCCTTTCAGATGGGCGCACCGCCCACACGTTGCCTGCCGCTCGTTGTTGAACTTCAGGTGGCAGATTTTGCACCGGTACGACATGCCTACTCCAGACCGGACGAGGAGGAGAACTGCGGGGGCTGATAGACCCCGGTGTTGGAAGAGAGGGGAATGTCGTCCGCCGGAGCGTCGATCAGGTTCTGGAGGGTACCCTCTTCGACGCACAGGGTCCCGCCATCGGCCTCCACGGCCTCCTTGAGGGCCTTGCACAGGTCCGGACCGAAGGTGCTCTTGTAGAACTCGGCAAACTGCCTCAGGCCGTTCTCGCACCGGGTGAGCAGGAAAAACTGCTTCACCTTCCAGAACGGGGCCTCGTTGTTGCTGCCGTCCCACTGCGCCACCTTGAAGGAGGGGAAGGGGTTGTTCGACATGCTACCCCCGTAGATGCGGATGCGCACCGCCGCCGCGAACACCGGCAGCAGCTTCTCGTCCCCCGTGGGGGAGACCTCCTTGCGGGGGTACGGACCCCAGACGATGTTCACCCAGAGGCTGCCCTGCCCGTCCTTGCCGGTGGCCACCTTGGTGTACTTGCCGAAGCTGGAGGGCTTGGTTTCCAGAGTCGTGTCGACCGGGACGTCGAGACCGGGGACGATGTCGCTGAGGTTCTTCATAGTTCCTCTCCGTAGGTTTGTGCACCTGAGTGCACTGGGTTGTAGATTACTTCAATCTTACCCAATACAACTCCTTTTGTCAAATCCATTGGTGCGTCTTGATGGTCTGGTAGACCAGCTCAGCCACACTCGCGTGCGCTGCGGGGAGCGGCAGCTTGGTCGACGCAATGGTTGCGTGCAGCACCGATGCCCGGTCGAAGTTGGCTGGGGTCGGGAACACCGTCTGGTAGACCTTCTGGGCGAACTCCTCGACTTCCTTGTCCGTCTTCAGCCCGAAGAGCTGGAAGCTGCGGTCGATCCGCCCAGCCCGGTACAGTTCCTTGGGGATGATGTCGATGTCGTTGCTGGTCATCACAGTGAAGACTCGGGACTTGTGCTCTGCCAGCCACCACAGCAGTTGCGACAGCAGACGCTGGATCACCCCGGAGTCGTCCTTGGACCCGAAGAGCTTCTCGACCTCATCGATCAGCACCACGCACGGAGCCTCGCGCTCGATTATCTCCAGCGCACGGGCAAAACGGGCCTCTGAGTCGCCCATGTACCTCACGAGGGTGGTAGCCATGTCCATGCGGTACAAGGGCACCTCAAAGGCCTTGGCAATGGCCTTCGCGCCCATGGTCTTACCCACTCCGGGATCACCGTGGAGAAGCACCCCCCGGGGAATCAGCCGGGGATGCACATCCGCGAGGAAGTAGGGTTGATTTAGGTCAACCCACTCCTTCAGCTTGGTGGGCCACCAGTAGAACTCGTAGGCCGTGTCGACCTGAGCCAGCCCCTGCGTCGTTCCCATCACCATGGTGCGGGTGAGGCGCACTTCAGCAGGCTTGGTGCCTCCGGTACGGGACTGGGTGATGGCCAGCACCTCCATCACGGCCTTGAGGGACAGGCCCCGGAGGACTCTCATCAGGGGACGAATCTCCGCCGTGTGGACCTGCTCGGCCAACGCTGAGGAGAGCATGGTGTCCGGGACGGGAAGCTCGCCCGCATCGAACACCAAGTTATTCGGACTCGTGTTGACTGCAATCAACTGCTTGCTTGCAGCAACGAAGTGCCGGTACAACTCCACCGTCACCTCATCATCCTTTTCCGTCCAGAACAGGTTGTTCTGGGTCATGACCTGAGTGGCCGACTTCGGGTTGGGCGGCAGCCTCATCACCTTGGTGGAGGCCAGCTCCCGGACCACTGCTTCGAAGTTCACCATGTCATCAGTGCGCACACCGATGATCGGAAGCCCCGCGTTCAATGCGGTTTCGAACATTCCCACTCCATTAGAAAGAACGGGGCAAGAAGGTTTCCCCGCTTGCCCCAAGTATACCCCTTCTGCTAGGTTTGTCAAATCCGCTTACACTCTTTGCTTGCGGAGATTGGGCCACCTCCTCTCGCGGGTTACTCACCTCACACGTTACTGAGGCGCGGCCCTCGGAACAACATCGTGAGGAATCCACCTCACGCATAGCACCTTGTACATGCCTCCCACCCGGGAGACCTTCGGCTCGACGCATCCCTTCAGCGTGAAGACTGGGACGCTTTCCCCCACGCAATAAACCTCGACGTCGTTGCCGTTGCGCTTGAAGCGCATGACGGGAGATTCACCGCAGGCCTTGAACTCCAGCGGCGTCGAGGGCCTCTGCACCACAGAAGGAGACCCTCGTGGCTCCACCACTTGTGCACTTGAGTGCAACGCGAACAGAAGGAGGCATAAGCCGACAAGGGCCAGCGTCAGCCAGAAGTAGTGAGTCTTCATTCGACGGGCACCTCCACTTCGACCGGCGGGGCGGGAGTGGGTGCGGGGGCCGGTGCAGGCGTGGGCTTGTTGTACTCCTTGTTCTTCCAGTGCTCATCCCACTCCCGGTCGGAGCGGGCCTTGGCGTCCTTCTCCTCTTGGGTGAGGTAATCCGTCACGTGGTAGATGCGATCCGCCGCCTCCGGCCAGTTGGAGCCGTCCTCCTTGAAGCCGCCAATCTTGAGGAACGTGGGGGACGCGGCGAGGATGAGCGACCCCAGCGTGTTGTTCACCTCCTGCTCCCGGCCAAGCTGCCACGACACCCGCTGGCAGTAGCCCATGAACATCTCTCCCAGATCGGGACGCGCCTTCGACAGCACACGGCCCTTCGGCGTCTTCACCCCAATCGGACAGTCCTCATCGATGGGAGGGTCGATGCGGGCACCGCTCGGGTGAATCTTCACCTTCACCCCCTTGGAAGTGCGCAGCAAGCCATTCGGCTCGTACTGGTACTTCTCAGGCGGAGGCGTAACCGGGGCCGGAGCGGGGGCAGGAGTGACGACAGGGGCCGCGCCGGGGACAGGCCACATCGATGGGCGACCTTCCTTATGGCCCCACATGTCCCAGTGCTCCTTGGGGTGGTCCTTGAACCACGGGTGGGCCGCCACATCGGCGTTGCTCCGGAGATAGAACTGCTCCGGGGTCTCGGTTGCGGGCTTCTCCATCACCACCTTGGTGAGGGCAGCCACCTGATCCGTGATGGCCTTGAGTGCTGCGAGGATTGCTGCTTGTTCCATGGTGGTGCTCCTACAGGAAGCCCTTCGGGGGCGTGACGACAGAGACTACCTTGTTGGTGGGAAGCGGGGTAGGGGGTAGTTGGGAGAGGGCGGCAAGCTGCTCTTGGATCAGCTTCCTCGCATCAGTCAGCTCCCTCTCCTGTTGCAGGATGATGCGGTGCTGAGCGATCAGGGTCTTCTTGAGTTCAGCAACGTCCTCGTTCGTGATGACCGAGAGGACTGGCTCGACCTTGTCCGGGAGGGGGTCCTGCTTCTCGTTGGCGGCAGCCCTCCGGGTGAGGTCCTGCACGAACTTGTCGACGTCCCCGCTCTTCTTCTTGGCCTTGCTGAACACCTTGGAGAGCTTCTCCTTCACCTTGGTCAGCCGCTCGGGGTGGCCCTTGAAGTAGAAGATGTAGGCCAGCACGGCCACGAGGATGCCAACGATCAGGAAACCTTCGAATCCGAACTGGCCTCCCGACTTGGCGGCGGTCACCAGAACCACTTCACCTTGGCTCATTTCTTCTCCTCTCCAGCGCATGCCCTCAGCAGGGCGTCCACCTTGGTCGCATAGGCCCGCCACTTCAGCAGATCGGCCTCCACCAGCTCCCACATGGCTTCAGGCTCAGGGAGAGGCCTCAGATCGGTCGAGGGGATCGGAGGGATGTCCTTACTGGTTACGCACCGGAGGAGCACCGGCACCTTGAGCTGAACCGACTGCGCTCCCCCCAGTACCACTTCCTGCTGGGGGACGCTCGCGCAGCTCGCGGTCAGCAAGGCCACGCATGCGAGTACCAAGGTTCGACAGACGTTGTTCACAGGTCTCTCCATTCAGTTGGAACTGCTCGGCGCGGGCGAGGGCTTCCTGCCTCTGCGTCTCCAGCTTCACCAGATTCTTGCCGGTGATCTGGAGGGCCGCATCCTTGGCCGCCTGCGTCTTCTTGCTTTCTTCCTCGATCCTGCCTACCTCAGCGTTCACCACCTCGATGTCCGCCTTGATCTGATCGAGGTCCTTCCGCAAGGTCTCGTTGGCGGTCTTGGCGGTCTGGAGGTCGGTCTTGCACTGCTGAATGATCACGAGGTCGGCTTCCATCTGCGCCTTGGCTCCCTCCTCCCGGAGGTTGCTGGTCCACGTGTGATAGCCGAACCACAGGCTGGCAGCAACCGCTGCCCAGATGCCCATCTGGATCAGTCCAGAGATGCTTCCCATTGCTCACTCCTTGGGTATGTTCCAGCCTACTACGGTTTGTCAAAGTAGGCAAGACCCCCGTCAACGAGGTGGCTCGGACGGAGGTTCGATGGCGACGTCCCCAGACAAGGGGTTGACCTTGGGGGGGCCTGCGTGGCTCTTGGGGGGTGCTCCCCCCTCGTAGAAGTGATCAGGCTTGTTGGAGAGGGTGCTGGCCACGGAATTCACCAGACGGCTGCCTACGAAGATGCCCAGCCCGCCAAGGAGGAGAGTCTCCACCGGTTTGTCCCGGAGAGCAAGCCATACCACCGTCCAGCAGGTGAGCACCGCCATTACCACTACCACGTGCTTGTAGAGGTCGGCCTTGCCCTCCGACATCACCATGTCCCACACGTTGTACGTGTTGCCCTCGTTGCGGTGGAACTTGAAGATGAGGTAGGCGACGTAGATGCCAAGGGCCACCAGAGCCACCTGCATCCACGGGATTTCGGAGAAGAAGAACTTCACTCCAGCAACGAACTTCTCCATGGGTCACACCCTCCGGTACATGGCCACCTCGCGCTGCCTGCGCTTGGTGAGGCCGTCAAGGACTTCCAGCATTCCCGTGTCCGGGTTGCGGTACTTGTTCCACTTCAGGAACTCTGCCGCCGCCGCTTCGTCGTCCCCGGCGTTGAATCGCTCCAGCAGAGTTGAGTCTGCGAAGTCGCCCTTCTTGCCGTCCTTGATCCCCACCCCGGTGTTGTAGGTGAGGCTGACCATGGCATCGAACTGCCCTTGGGTGGGCTGCCTCTTGAGGAGAGGCATCAGCTTGTAGGAGAACTTGGCGAGGTCGCCAATGAGGATGGCCTCCGCCTCCGCACGGGAGAGGAAGCTGTAGGTGTCTCCGGGGAGCTTGGCGTGCCCGTAGCCGATGGTCCACACCCCGGCGGGGCACTTGTACCACGTGGGACGATACCCCTCGCTGAGCTTGATTTCCTCGATGGCCTCCTGAGAAGGAAACATCACCGAGGCGGGGGGGATCAGCTTACTGGCTGAGGAGGGCGTCCGAGAGCTGGCGGCGGAGGTCATCGTTGTGCTTCCTCACCTGTTCCAGCTCCTGCCTAGTGGCATGAAGCTCGTCCCGCAAGCGGTGAATCTCGGAACGCATGGTGTCCAACACCACGGACAGGGACTTGGAGACCCCCTCCTCGACAACGTCTACGTGCTTTAGGCGGCGGACATGGAAGCGCCACGTGATCCCCGCAAGGACAGCAGAAATTGCAGCTCCCAGTGCCGTCCAGAGAGTGTGTTCTCCCACTTCGTTTCTCCCGATCCACCTTGGCAGATAGACGTTCATGAGACCTCCTATACGAGGTCGATGGTGTGCTCGCTTAGGCCGGTAGGGGCGAGTCCTACGATCCTTCCTTCTTGGACAAAAACCTTGAGGTTCGATCCCGTCGCGTACTGAACGTCAGAGGTCACTTCTTGGGTTCCACCATCTTGATGCTGAACATTATAGACGGGGTGTGTGCCACCTAAGATTGTCACCACAACCAGAGGTTGTTTGGGCATTAGGTCCAGAAAACGTCGCCAGAGGTTCATTAGTAGTGCCTTTCGATGCCAACAGCCTGAGTCACCGTGATTTCCCGGTCAGCCGCCGAGGCAGTTAGGGTGATCGAACGGGTCAATCCCTTCCACGCAGTTTCTTCGGCCGTCGGGTCGGTTATCACCACCAGCTTTCCGGGGGTGATAAGGCCAAGGTTGATGGTCGGGTCAAGGGGTACGTTGATGCTCACAAGGGCCTGCTTGCCCCCTTCGGAGATGATGTTCTTGCCCTTTTCCCGGGCCGCGTACTGGTCAGTCATGTACCGGTTGACGTACTGCGGGGCTTGCAGGTCTGGAGTGATGTCGGTGTTCCGCACGAGGGCGTTGACCCCCTCCCGCTCCCCGGTGACGTACACCCGATTGTAGGCAGGCTTCTCCATCCACTGGAGAGAGTCTGCGAGGATGATCGACTTCGGGATGGACAGCTCCGCAGAAGTCGTCGCCCAGTCCCACGGGGGCACCGGGTAGGACGAACTGACGATCAGCTTGGGCAGCTCGTTGTGGGACTGCACGTAGCCTCCCACGGACCCGATCAGCTCGTTGATGGCCTGCATCGGGGTTTTGCCGGAATACGTGTGTACTCCTTGGGGAACCTGCCAGCCGAGGTTGAGGCCGTCGTCGGCTTCCCAGCGTCGACTGACGACAGGGTCCCCTGCCGTGGGCCAGTCCAAGGCCCACGTTCCCGGCATGAGGGCCAGCTCCGCCTCCACCAGTTGCTTGGAGTAGTAGGACTGATCCGAGGCGTAGTTGCGCACCGGGGCGTAGGGGGCATCCAGCTCGGCCGTGATGGACCGCCCCTTGAGGGTCACTTGGGTGTCCCCGAACGTCCGCCTGCGGTCGTAGCTCTCCACGAGGAAGTTCCACTTGACCCCGTTGATGTTGATCTGGACCTCGACCGGGCCGGAAGGCGTAGGCTCGACAAGGTAGAGATGCTTGGCGGCAATGTTGGCCTGCATGCTCCACGCCCACGAGTTCTGGTCCGTGGACAGGGAGCACGAGAAGAGCTGGATGGGTTCGTTGCTGCCCACCACCTTCATGCTGATCTGGTTGAGAATCATGTACAGCCTCCTGATCGGGATGATGAGGCCCACCCCGGCTTCTGGGCAAGGAATCGAGTCGAAATGGATCGGGATGTCGGTCAGCCCGTAGTCGACCCACGGACAGATGAACTCGATCAGCACGCCCTTGGTAGAGCGTGGAGGAACAGGCGGAGGAGGTCCCGGCGGTCCCGGCGGGGGAGCAGAGATACCCGGGTAGGGGTACCGGGCTTCCCGCCACGGAATCTTGTGGCCGCCCAGCAGCACGCCCGGGTCCTTGGCCGTCAGCCAGCGGCCCTTGTCCCATTGGTGGCGAAGCAGCTTCAGCAGGGCTGCCCCCACGCGCCACGGGGCCTCCTTGGCGACCTTGCGACTGGGTAGGTTCCCGTGCCACGGTTGTGCACTCAAGTGCACAGACAGGGGGGCCGCCTTGTCCCACTCCACGTTGATGCCGTAGGGCCGTTCCTTCCTGCCCTCGTGGTGGTGGGCTTGCCAGTCGTCCGCTACCGACTGTCCCAGTGCCCACGGGATGCGGCTGTCCTTCCGGGGAGAGCGATCAGCATCGGACCACAACCCATCCTTGGTGGGGTTGAGAAGGGCACCCAGCTCCCATGGGATGTCCTTGGTGGGCCGCTGCGTCCTAAGCGAGTCCACCCACCCCGCCGTCTTCCGGTTGTCTCCGATGTAGTTGCCCAGATCGTGCTTGAACCCCCAGAAGTTGGCGATCCCGGGGCGATACACGTTGTTGTCGTAAACGATGTCGTGTTCGTAGCGGGGCTTCGGGAAGCGGAACTCGATGGTGATTTCCCGAACGTGCTGGATCGAGAGAGCCAGCTTGTGGATCGGGTATCGGAACCCGATGTCGGCAATGAAGTCCCCTGCGGTGATGACCGGTCCGAAATGGACGATCACCCCCTTGGTGCTGCCAGCGGAGGCAGACCCGGTGAAGTGGACTACTACGTTCTTGGTGTCGGGCACGGGTAGGTCCTTGGAGGCTCAGAGGACCTACACCTCTCGGAGCTTCGCGCTCGCAGTCTGTAGCGTGCCGCCGACGTAAACGGTCAGGTCATCGAACTCGATTTCAGCCCCTGACCCCACCAGTCCGCAATCCATGTCGCAGATGAAGTTGTTGTCGGAGTCCACCAGCCGCGCCCAGTTGGCGGAGCCTGCTCCAACGCAAACTACGTTGGCGGGGTCGATCAGGATGGCCTCATCCGTGCCCCACGAATCGAAGATGCTGGTGGCGAAAGTGATCGTGGCCAGTAGCGTCTGGGTGGTGATCGCCGCGCCCTCTGCGGGACGGGCAGCGGTGTAGATCAGAACCTTGGGTCCAGTAGCCCCAGCCTCCATCAAATTGATGGTGGCCTGAAGCCGTGCCTGTACCGCTGCGGTGCTCCAGCCAGAAGCCATGATCAGGTGCTCTTCAGGTAGTCGTGTGCAACAGCATCGTAGGTACGGGTGTAGTCGTTGCCCACCACCATGTACACCCGCTGGCTGCTCACTCCTTCAAAGCGGAAGTAGCCGGTGGTAGCGTCACTCCACGTAGCAGCAATCAAGTGCCCGGTCTGGTCATCATATAGGCGCACCTTCCTCTGAGCAGGTACCCCAGCAACATCCACATACCCATCCACGTAATCGGTGCCCCTGTGGTACTGAGGAATGCTGGTGTGTTGCATTAAGTCTTGGTCAAGGTACCCGGCCCGAGCCGTCCCATCTGGAAGGATAGTCGCGTCGGGCTGCTCACCGAAGTACTGGTGAATCCATTGGAACTCCTTGGCAATCGGATCAGGAATGTCCTCCGTGTCCCACGCCGAGAACCCAGAGGGAATGCCGTACACCAGATCGCCTGCTCGCGCACGGAGACGGTAATCCCACGTGGTAACGCCAGAGTAGTTGGTGTTGAGTTCAATGAGCGGCATCATCGTGTTGGCCCGCTCGTAGTTCGATCCACTGGTGATTCCCGTGTAGCCACCCGTCGGAGTGGCCGGGTTCCAGCCCTGTGCCCACGTACCGTTCTTGCGAAACCAGATAGTGCCCGCAGTGGGGTCGTACGCCACCCCGATGTTGTCTCCAGCAGCCCACGTACCTGCGTTGGCGGGAGTGTCGAGCTGATTGTTGTTGTTCCGGTAGATGCCCGTCGTCGCCCGCCACACGTAGTGATCGTAGGTGGGGTACGTGGCTTGGCTGGTGCCTCCGAAGATTTTGTTCCCCAGTCCGATTGCCCCCGTGGCAGAAACGTCCGCGATCACCTCGACCTCAAAGTACCTTTTGACATTAGGAAGCGGTAGTGGCCCCGCAATTGCCGTGTGGTAGACGTTGTGAGCAGTGGATTGCTTGACCCACTTCACGCGCCTTCCCAGCTCCGACAGCTCCGGATGAACATAAGAGATACTGCCCATCCCCACCCACCACCGAATCAAGGCACTCATCGCCACTCACCTGTCAGATCGAAGCCAAGGGTCACGTAGTTGCTCCCGCCGTTACCCAAGAACTGCCCCGTCCCCAGCACGGCGATCTGAGTGCCACCAGTGCCGGAAGGGTGGTTCTCGGACCAGAATCCACGAATCACCAATCCTGTCCGGTTGGTCGCTCCACTGGAGGCATACGGAGACAGAAACTCGTACCCTTTCGCCTCCGAAGGCATCCAATTTACCGTCGCCACCCCGGGGACCTTCCCAAGCAGGTAAGAACCGACGTAGAGCATCCACGGGGAACTCATGTGAATCTGCTGCTGACCTGTGAAGGGTCCAGAGAAGTGTCTTCCGGTACCTTGACTACCGGTAACGTCCCACGGGTCTAGTATTACAGGCCACCCCCGCCTTATTCCCCACAGCCGATAGGATTGCCCGTTTTGACCATCACCGAGCACGAGAGGTTGTTGGTGCCTCGCCGCACCGAAGGACTTACCGCTCCGCCACCAATAGTTGGAACTGTTGCCCACGGGAGAACCAGAAGCTCGGCTAGTCGTACCGATAGGAGAGTGGCTGTCGTAACCGTAGTTGGCGGCGGTGTTGTATCCCGTATCAGCAAGCATCCCGCTGCGAAACGGAAGCTCGTCATAGGTTTGTGGGCAGACCAACTCACCGAAGTAGTAGGGTTGGTACTTGTGGTACGCCGCTCTCGTGCCTCCACTGAAGACATCGTAGGGGTCCTGCACCAGCACATGGAAGCCCCTGTCGTCACCTACCAGCCCCCACTGAGCCGAAGAAGAGCCTGCCCCACTCATTCCCTTGTAGATATAGCCACGGCAGGTCTCAATGTAGTTGCCGCTAGAGTCCCCGTACCACAGCTCATTCACCTCCACCGCACGGTATTGCACCGCCGGGTATAGGTCCCCGCCCTGCCAAGGCACCACCCCGTTGGCAGGCTCGTAGAGCCTGTACAAGCATCCCTCCCCAGCAGGGGACTGAACGATCAAGGTATCCGAGGTGCTGTAGATCGCCGTCCACCCGAGAGAGGCAGCCTTGGCGGTGATCGTTCCGGTGGCGGGAGTAGCAGGCGAGCCTGCCACCGTGTACGTGAAGTTGTTCGCGTCCACGTAGGTGATCTCGTATTCGCCGTTGTAGGCCGTCTCGTTGGCCCCGGCGATTAGCACCACCTGCTTGTCCTTGAAGCCGTGCCCGGTGGACACGTACACGTTGGCCGTGGTCGAGGTGCGGGTGAGCGTGCTCACCGACTTCAGGTTGAAACCGTCGCACAGAGCCAACTTGAGCTGGGCGATCAGGCTCCCGACGTTCGTCGGGTGATACGTCCCCAACCCAGTGTGCTCGTTGCTCAAGTAGAACTTAGGCTTGCTCATCGCCACGGCCCCGTGATGTCGATCCCAACCGTCCCCCTGCGTTCCGAACCTCCAGTATGGAACGTCAGCAGTTTCCTGATGGAACCATTGGGAGCACGGTACTTGATGATGGGACTAATGTGGAAGGGGTCGGCGCTGCTAGTGACCATTCTGGTTGTCCACGTAACCCCTTGGTCGATCAGCCCCGGCATCTCCCCAAAAATCTGCGGCAGAGGCCACAGATACCCAATGTAGATCGGCTGGAACCAGTTGGTGACGAGCGTGTTCCCTTGCACGGCACTGAAGGTGCCCATCTCCTGAAGGCCAGTAGAGCCAAGGGTTCCTGTGAAGCCTCCAACCCTCCACGCATGAACATGGGGAGTGGCTTGGGAACCCTGAGATGCTTCTCCACGTGTCATACAGGAAGCCATTCCCAGCGCAAGACCATTTGGCGGGTAGTTTCCGCCTTGCGTGAGGATATACGAATGAACCCCGTGGTTGGCTAGGGGATTGTCGTAGGTGTAGATGGGCGCATTAGCCGACTGTGACCCCCACGCGCCCATTGCAAAGGAGGGCTTGAAACCCGTGGCACCATTCCACGGCAGGTAGTCTCCAAACCCACCGTAACCAAACCACGTGTAGGCCCCAGCGTAGTAGATGGCGTAGTACATCGTGGTGTCGTCGCCCACAATGATCAGCCGGTTGCCGGAGGTGGCCACGCCACGCAAGAACATGGTCTTGCCCACCTCCGTGCCGGTATCCACATCCGACATCGCGGTGAAAATGCCGCACCGCATGGCGTAGGTGCCTGCGTGGGTCACAGCCTGCCCGTAGGTGTTGCGATCCCACGTGAGCGTGGCAGCGGAGTCGTCCAGCCTGAAGTAGTGCTGGGAGGAGCCAGTGTTCGCGCTCTGGTACACGGCCTTGTTGGTGCCGGAGTAGGGCTTGCTCCAGCCCAGCGGGGCCACCTTGGCGGTGATGGTTCCGGTTGCAGGAGTCGCAGGCGAGTTGGCCACGGTGTAGGTGAACGTGGTCGCACTCGTCACCGTGATCACGAACTCCCCGTTGTAGTCGGTTTCGTTCGCTCCCGCGATCAGGATCACCTGACCATGTAGGTAGTTGTGAGAGGTCGAAGTTGTGACCGTAGCCACCGTTCCGCTGCGGGTGATGCTGGACACGTTGACTTGATTGAAGCCCGCGTACAGGGCCAAGTCGAACGGGGTCAGCAACGCCCCGGCGACGTTGCACGCGCCGAGAGTGAAGCCGCTATGGAAAGCGGTGTCGAAGTACTTGACTTGGTTGCTCATCGCCAAGGGCCGGTAAGGTCAACGCCCCACGCCCCGTAGGAAGAAGCGTGTACCGCGAGAACAAGCATCTTGCGCCACTCTTGCGTGTTCCAATTCCTCACTTGGATTTCCATCTGCCTGTTCTCATTCACGCCCGGAGCAAAGCCGGAGTTCAGCAACCCCGGGTAGATGCCACGAATGCCACCAGAACTGGTACCTACCAGCACGGGAAAGCCATACGCCCCTTGATCCACCGGATTCGGATAGGTCAGGCTCGTACCCAAGTAGGTGCCCGAGTACATGCTACAAATAACACCCATTTCTCCCGGGTAAATGCCGTTCCAGCTACGGGCGAATTGAAGCTGGCAGGCCACCGTAGTGGAGAACGCCAAAGTTCCCATGTAGGAGGAGATGTAGGTGGTGTTGTCCATCGCGTTGGTAGCCCCTGCGATCCCCAAGCGACAGTGCATTCCGTAGCACCACGCATCCATTCCAGAAGGCGAAATCCAATCTCCGAAGTACTGAGGAATCCAGTACTTGGGGGCGGTCAAGTTCTCCGACTCCATAAAAAGGAAAAAGCCACGGTCGTCCCCCACAATGATGATGTTCTGGGGGTTGGTGTTGGCCGTATTGCGCCCCTTCTGGATGTAGCCCCAGCACTGGACCTCATTGCCGACATCCACACTGGACATCGTGTCGTACACCTCCACCTTCACTGCTTTGCCAGTGAAGTTCGTGGCGGCCATCGACTCGTTCCGAGTGACGGTAATAGTGGCGGGGTCCTCAAAGCGGTAGTACGCACGAGGACTGAGCACGTTAGGCGAGCGAAACACCGACTTGTTGGTGCCGGTGTACACCTCGTCCCATCCCAGTGGAGCCACCTTGCAGGTGCCAGCGTTTGCCGTTCCCGGCGTGCCAGTCACCGTGAACGTGAACGTGTTCGCGCTGCCCGTGGGGACAGTGATGGTGAACTCGCCGTTGTACTCCGTGATGCCGGTGCTCTCCAGCAGCAGGGTCTGCCCCGTGACGTAGTTGTGGGTGGTCGTCGTGGTGCAGGTGGCGGTCGACCCGCTACGGGTGATCGTGGAAACGGTCTTGGAGTTGAAACCGGTGTTCAGGCACGCCTTGATGATCGACAGCACCGAGTTGGCATTGTCGGGAATCCACGTACCCATCCCCGTGTGCAGGGCGGAGTTGAAGTACTTGACCTTGTTACTCATGCTCTGGACTCCTGTGCACTTGAGTGCACGTTACGCATCGACGTCGCCGCGAACCTGCATCTGGAAGTAGTCCTGCGTCTCGCTGGCATCCCCCTGCTGAACCGTACGAGCTACCCAGATCGGGAAGTTCGCTGCGACGGTATTGAAGCGCAGCGTGTTGCCGGAAGACCACCCGGCCCCCCACCCCAGAGCGTTCAGGCTGAAGTACGGCTGGCCCGTGTTGGGGTTGTTGGGGGTGAGGTTGGTCGAAGTATTGCCGGTGGCGATCAGGCCGACGTTCTCGCCAATCACGTTGAAGGTGGTGGAGCCGGTGAACACGATGGCCCACCGCTCTTGGATGCAGTCCTTGTTCTCGACCGTGATCGGGTAGGTGATGTCGTTGAAGGTGCCGTTGGCGGACCCGCCCGACTGGGTATCGGACCAGACGTTGCTCCATGAGGCTTGGTCGAACACGTTCGTCACCCGAGCCGTCTGATCGCCCATGATCAGGGCCGTGGAGACGTAGCTGGTGTTGGCCGGGTAGGTGTGGCTGATCTGCCGGGTGAAGGCAAGGTCGCCCGTGATCTGCACATCAGCCAGCAGGGCCATGTCCTCGATGCGGTGCTCCACCTTGATCGGCGTGGTGTAGTCCCCCGGGACGTAGCCTGCGGTGAGCGTCACCGTACCGGCATCCATGTCCACCGTGTAGTCGGAGGGGTCCACCGTCACAGGAGTTGCTGCGGAGTCGTACACCTTGAGGGCAGCGATCCGTTGGCGGCCCAGATTCAGCACATCCAACGCAACCGCGCCGGGGAACGAAGTCACCTGCGTGTTGTGGATGACCGCCACCTGACCGACTTGGAAGATCGGCACCCGCCCATCTTGCGGCAAGCGAACCGGATCGAGACCGAGGATGTCGGCATCCAGAGGGATGTACTGGGTGGCGACTGCGTTGTAGGTCAGGTCCGCCGCATTCACCTTGATCGGAAAACGCACATACCCGTTGGTGCCCGACACGGTGCTTCCCGGGTAGTTGGTCTCGATGGTGGTCAGCTCACCTGCCGTGTAGCCCGTGACGCGGCACCATGCTTGCAGCTTGGCCACGCCAGTCTCGTAGTTGATCGTCCCCGTGATGGCCGGATAGACCAGAATGTCGCCTCCCGGAGCAGCTTGCGTAGGAGTGGAGACGATGCCATTGGAGTCTGCCGTCGCCGCCACCGTTTGGGCGGTCAGGGCATAGTGCTCGTAGTCCGATCCCTTGAGAGAAAGGCCCGAGGGATAGCTGCCCGTCAGGAACGGGGCGTACCACTCGTATTCCTGTGCTGCGAAGTCGCAGTTGACTTGGAAGCTGCCGTTGATGATGGGGGCCGAGCTGATCCGGAAGTGGGTCTTGTCCACCATCAGGGACGACAGTTGCGCCACCGAGGCCGTGAAACTGGGACGAGAGGTTCCTGCCACCCAGTCCGACAGGGAGATGATCCCGTTGTTGAGGTTCACGGTCCCGACGTTCGTACCCGTGTTGGTCATGATGTTGTGGTTCTTGTACACCACCCCAGCACGGTCGTAGTACTTGTCCCCGCCCCACGTGAAGCGCACCGAACCGGAAACGATGGACCCCAGCTTGCCCAGCGAGCTGATGTCGATCTTCAGCGTGGTGAGGTTGATGCTGCCGGTCTGCGGAGTGTTGCCGATGGAGCCGGTGCAGTAATGCAACGTCCCCGTGGATGTCGTGATCGTACCGGTGCGGGTGTTGGTGACGTACCCGCTCCAGAAGTTGGTGGAGCCTTGGAAGTTGGGCTGCTCCACCATCACCGTGATGGTGGTGCCTCCGAACGTCACGATGCCCGTGCCGTAGTTGATTGTGGCACCAGACACCACCGTCCCGTTATACAGCAGGCCACCGTTACCGTTGTCCGTGGTGCGAATCCACGTGAAGCCAGCGGTAGACGACGGGATCGACTCCAGCACCCGGTAGTACTCCTTGCCGGGGAAGGCATAAGCCACCCCGTTCACCTCTGGGAGGACTTCTGAGGTGGAAACGGGAATGTACAGCTCGATGGTGCCCGGAATGATGTTAATCATCCCGAGGTTGATGGTGCGGGGGGAGCCGCTAGGCGTAGCACTACCTTGCTGGGTGGTGCTGGCGTTCGTCGTGTTGATGGTGTAGTTGATCGCGGTGTTCTCGTTGGGGAATCCCGTCGCCCACACCTTCACCGTTCCGCTGGAGTAGTCGATCTTCCCAGAGGCATACCCCGTCAGGTTGCCGTTGCCGTCGTCCGTCACCGTACGCGCCACCCCGTCATTCCACGTGATACTGATCGTGCCGGGAACAATGGCCTTCCCCGGGAGGGGAGTGATTTCGAAGTACGGGGTCACGTTGGTGGGCGAGCTGATCGTGCGGTAGCCCTGATTGGCTTGCCCCGCATACCAGAGGATGTCGCTGCCCACATCCGGGAGAGCGCCCAACGTCACCGAGGCCGTGCCGGTGGCGTAGTTGATCGTGCCGGAACCGATGTTGGAGTCAGCGTTGGTGAGGCCGCCCGTGCCGTTGTCGTAGAGGTCGTACCAGCGACCTTGTGCCCGGTAGGAGACCATCACCGCACCGGGAGAGGGCTTTTCCGGGAACGTGTAGTTCCACACGTAGGCCCGATTGATCACCGTGACCGGAGACGAGTTCGTGAAGGCTGCCGAATTCGGGTAGGCCGCCCCCTTGTAGGTGAACGTCGTCGTTCCCGAGTAGGAAGGCGAGCCGTCCTTGAACTGGATTGCCCCCGTGCGGTAATCGATGGTTGCCACCGCAGTGGAGCCGTCCTTCAGCTCCCCAGCTTGATCCGTAAAGTTGGTCGAGCCGTTGACTGCCGTCAGAGAGCCGGGATAGATCGGCCCCGGAAGGGTCACCACATCTCCCGCGTCCAGCGTGGTGCTGGTGGCGTACACCTCGTCACTGCCCGTGACCGTGCTCTGGATGGCCGAAGACAGCACCGTGGCCCCCTCCACATCCACCAGCGGGACTTCGACGTTTCCAGAGGGCACGAGCTGCGTGAAGATGTCGCCCACCTTGGCCGTGGTGTCCCCGAGGTCCACCTGTTCCGTGAGCTTGGTGATCCCGTAGTACACCGCAGCGTTGGCCACCACCGTGGAGCGTGCCCATGCCCGGACACCCGGGTAGTTGTCGTACGGCAGCGGATCGGGGCCGAAGTAGTCGTCCCGCAGGGCATCCCCGAACTCGTAGATGATCAGGTCGGCGTCGTACGTGTACATGGCGGAGTTCCACACCACCGTGTACGTCTGCCGGGTGATCGTGCGCTTGGTGATCCGGATGAACTGGCTCTTTTCTCCTGCCAGCCCCTCGTCGTTCACGAGCACGAGAGCATCACCCACATCGGGGTAGACCCGCCCGAGACGGAAGATCATGGCAATCGACTTCTGGCCAGCGAGCTGGGTGCCGAGGAGCTGGCCCGACAGGCGGGGACCCCGGGCGAGATAGGACTCCATGCGGGAGCGGGCGTCAGTGCGAACGTCTGCCCAATCTTCCGTGCTGAACAGGGTGACCGACACATTCGGGTCCGCCGGGGGCTTCGTGATGATGGCGTGCGATCCGAGGTAGGTGTCCACGTTGTCCGTGTTGACCGCCGCGAACACCTTGCGGAGAGCCACGCGCCCGTAGGTGCGGTCCAGTTCCGAGATGTCGGGGAACATGTTGTTCTCCACCCCGTCCACCACCTCGTTGGCCGTGATCATGCCGCCACCGTCAGTGGTGTCGAGCATCACCTGTGACTTGAACAACCGGATGTCACCCGCAAGGATTGCCATGAGCTACTCCTGTGCACTCAAGTGCACTACTCTGCTTCCACGAAACGAAGGATGATCCTGTACCAGTCATCATCCGCGTGCTGGGGGAATCCCTTGACGGGATCGGCTTCGATGGCACCGGCCTCATGCCTGAATACCACCACAAACTGCCTAGAATCGGTGGGATATTCTAGCACCAGCTTGAACCTCCGTTTTGGAGTGCTGGCCCAGTCCCGGAGCTTGGTAGCCGTTGCCCGGGACACCCATGCCATGTCTGTCTGCGGTTGAAGCGTGATGGGTCGCCCGAGGAGCTTCGATGCCGTCTCGATCACCAATGCTCCGGTGAGTGCGTAGGTGGGCTTGCTCACCGCCGGGACCCACTTCATCTCGTCCACCCAGAACATGTCATCGGGCAGCGTCACCGTGTCCAATACGGTCGTTGCCCCGGGGGTAGTACCTAGATCATGGAGCTTCATGCTGCGGTTCCTTGAGCATCTGCCAGCAGGCCGAGGAGGGCGTCCTCATCCCCACTGTTGACGGCTGCCGACACCTTCTTGCCCCCCGAGGAGAACTCTACCTTCACCACCTTCTCCACCGGCTTGCCGAAGAAGGCGTTCTCCCCTTCCGGTTTCTTGCCTCCGAACCCGGCCGCGATTTCAGCAGCAGAGGCATTCAGGAGACGGTTGGCAATCGACCCGGGCTGTCCCACCCCTCCGGTGGCAAAGCCACCGAGGATGCGTTGCTGGGCCGTGAGACCCGCATTGGGATCACCACCACGAGCACCTCCCGTGAGGGGTTGCGCCCCCACGCCCAGACCCAGACCCCCGCCCGTGGACCCACCGTCGTCGGCGTAGGCGGCCTTCTCCTTCTTGATCTGGTCCATCCGCTCGTCGTGGGTCTTCTGCTGCTCCGCCCGTTGCGACTCTTCGGACTTCCGGCGTTCAGCTTCAGCACGCCGAGCCTGCTCCAGCTCGATCTGCTCCAGCTTGTCCAGATCAGACACAGCCTGACGGTAGCCTTGCCGAACCTGATTCAGGTAGGCAGCCAGATCAGCCGCCGCGTCACTCAGTCCAGCCGCCTTGGCTTGGATGATGGCCGCCTGAATCTTGATTTCCAGCAGGCGTTCTTCGATGGCGAGCTGCTGCTTCCGGCCGATGTAGTTCAGCCGGATGGCTTCCTGCTCTTGGCCTTGGGCGCGAAGGAGCTGCTCACGAATCCCGTTGACCGAGTTCATGAAGGCCAGCGCAGATTCCTTGGCCCCCCGAGCGGCATCCCTCGCCTGTTCCGACACCCGAGCCATGGCAGCGGCCCACGCATCCGATCCGGAGACCGCCGTCTGGGTCGCCGCAGCTCCATCCACGATGGCTTCCGCCGCCGAGGTGGCTCCGCTGAAGACCCGCTCCATGCCAGCCGCCCAGCGCTCTGCCTCCTCGCGGTCGGCCTTCATCCGCTTGCCAGTCTCGACCATGTCGTCGTAGAACTTGGCTTGCGTGTTCAGGAGCTGGAACCACTCCTGAAGCCCGTAGTCGAGCTGCCGGGTCACCTGCATCCACTCTGCATGCAGTCGCTCCGCTTCCTTGGCCGCGTCCGCAGTGGTCGCTCCTGAGGCCTCCAGCAGGTCGTTCATCATGCCCACGGAGTAGCCCGCCGCCCCCACCGACTCCCCGAACTTCTTCATGGAGGGGTCGATGTCGTCCGCTTCCTGACCGGCCTTGGCGAGGTTCTCCTGAATCCGGCGGGCTTCGTCCGCAGAGTCGGCCAGCTCGTTGGTCACTTGCTGCTGGATGGCGACGTTCTCGGAGGTCTGCTGCACCACTTGCTGGGCACTACGGACCCGGTCTTCCTGCATTTCCAGTTGGCTACGCAGGGACTCGTTGTCCTTGTCCCGCGACAGGGCCATGGCAATCCGTTCCTTCTCGTTCGTCTCGTAGACGAGCTGAGAATTGGCAATGGCTTCCTGCCCGCGACGACGCTCCAGCTCGACGTTGGCCCTCGCCACCGCTTGCTGGGCCTTGGCCACTTCCACGCCCTGCTTGGCCGCTGCCGTGCCTTCCTTGCGGTACTTGACCATGGCCTCTTCGACGTCGGCCGTGGCCTGAATCTCCTGCCGCTCCGCCTTGCGCACCTCGCGCATGGCATTGGCCACGCCTTGACTGGCGTCGAACTGGGCCTTCTGGGCCTTGGCCAGCCGCTCAGCTTCTTCCTTCGCTCCGGAGATGGCGTCCCGAACCTCACGGAAGGCCTGCGACATGCGGGTGCCGCTGATCACCCCCGCCTCTCCGGCGGCCTGCACATCCTTCTTGAGCTGTTCGAACTTCTCGCGGGTATTGGCGGCCTTGAGCTGGGAAGCGAACAGCTCCTCCCACTTCTCCTTGGTGGCCTCCAGAGCGTTGCGGAACCCGTCTTCCCCGAGCTTGGCCTTCACCTCGTTGTCGTTGATGGCCGCGAAGTAGGCCTGCACCTCCTTCAGCGAAGAGGCGGCAGTGATCTTGATGTCGAACACCTTCCGCACCTCTTCCGAGGTGGTGGCAGCGCTCTTGGCGTACTTGGAGAAGGACAGGATGGCACTGTTGACGGCCTTGTCCAGTTGCCCCCTCGACTGCTCAGCGGAGACACCCATCTCCTTCAGGGCATCGGACACCTCGTCCTTGATCACATCCCCCACCCCGTCGAACTTCTTCGACAGCTTCTCCACCTCTTCGGAGTAGAGCTTTCCGGACATCCCAGCCTGAAGCATCTCGTTCTTGAGCTGCTGGGTGATGCGCATGAACTCGTTGCTGCTGATTTCCCCCTTCTTGAACTGCTGGGTCAGCATGGAGATGGCGAGGTCGAAGTTCTTGAACTCCTCCGTGGGAGTGTACTTGCCCTCCGCCACCTTGTTCTTGGCTTCCTCCAGCCGACGGATGTAGTTGGCCATGGCCGTGTCGCCACGGACGAAGGCGTCCCGTACGGCATCGGACTTGGCTTGGCTCTCCGCCCCAAACTTGCGGTATTCGGCAGAGGCCTCGCGCAGCTTGTCGGCCAGCCCACCGAACCCGGCCTTGCCTGCGAGGTTGGCCGCCGCTTCCGAGAGCTGGGCCAGCCCCTCGCTCATCAGGGCCATGAGGGAGAAGAACAGGCCCTTGATGAAGGTGATCCCATCACGGATGGCCGCCACCCCCAGCCCCATGATTTCGAAAATCTGGTTCAGGAGCTTGCCGTCTTCCGCTGCGTTGGCGAGACCCTCGCCCATGCCGAAGATGTCTTGGACGAGGTTGGCAACCTCCTCCGCCATGGCCGCGAAGCCCTCGGTGGATCGGGCGATCACCTCCGCGATGTATTCGAACACCGCGCCAACCCGGTCGGCCACCCCGGACACTGCCGCCCCGAGACGCTCCGCGAAGGTAGAGCCGGAGACGAACTCGTTCACCAGAGCCTTCATGCGGTCCAGCACCCGATTGGCCGCATCGAGGATGCCCTTCCACGCCGGGAGGAGCTGGTTGCCGAGAGACACAGCCACCGCTTGGGTGGCATCCTTGAGCTGGTTGGTCTTGGCGAAGACCGTGTCGGCCGCCTTGGCCGCCGCGCCTTGCTGCTTGGCCATCTGCTCCGTGGCAGCGTTCAGCAGGGCTTGCTTCTTCTCGGCGTCGGACAGGAGCCGGGGGGCCTGCCCCAGCTTCTCAAGGTACTTCTGCTCCGCCTCCTCCGTGTTGATGATGATGCCGTAGCGCTTGAGGAGGCGCATGTTGCCCATTTCGATGGCACGGGCAATGTCTTGGAAGACCTCGTCCTCGTCCTTGCCTGCCGCTACCGCAAGGTCCTTCGCCCCCTGTGCCAGTTGCTGGGCAGCAGTGAGACCGTCCTTGGAGGTCTCAGCAAGGTCGACCCCCGCCCGGGCGAGACGAATCAGCCCCTCGTAGGTGTCGCCTTCGGCAATGCCGATGGCCTGCACGCCTTCGGCAATGGTCTTGAGCTGCTCCGTGGCGTAGCCAGCGTTCTCGCCCACCGTCTGGAAGGCGAGGGAGAGCCGCTCGACATTGGCGGCCTCATTGACCAGTTGCTTGAGGCCTTGGATGCCCAACAGGGCGACGAAGCTCTTGGCGACAAAAGACACAGCCTTGGCCAGCCCTTCCGCTTCCTTGCGGAGGGCCTCCATGTCGTCCCCGAGCTTCTTGAGGTTGCCACCGGACCGCTGGACCGTGTTGTTGGTGTTGTCCAGCTCTTCATTGGCGTTCTTGGTCTGATCGCCCGTGTTCTGAGTGGAGTCGCCAAGCCCCTTGATGGCATTGGTCAACTCCGTGAGGGCTTCGATGCCCTCCACGAGTGCACGGATTTTCAGTTCAAGATTGCTTTCAGCCATGATTTCCTACTTGGCCAAGTCGTCTAGGTACCGGTTGATCGCATCCTCGTTCCCTCGATGTGCGACAAATTCTAGGTGGAATTGCTCCGCCGAGCGACCTCGCTGAATCCTCCCGACTCCCTTCGTGAAGGCCACGAAGGTGCCGAAGGGATACTCTAGGATGTCGGCGTAGCGGTGTCCTTCGGAGATGAGGTGCTGGAGGGCAACTGCCCACGAGTATTTCTGCCCACCTCTTTCACGACGCCGCTTATGGCTGCCGTCGCCTGTAACAACGACGGGAGCACGTTCTGGACGAAAAAATCGAGGTTCACCTCAAGCACCGTGACGAAGAGATTGATGCCGTCCGGGACATCGAGGTTGTCGACCCAGTCGCGGGACTTCTTGGTGCAGATGGCGATCAGGTCGAGAATGTCGTCGGTGTGTTCCATGAACAGCACCTTCGGATCGAACTTCCCGTCCTCTACCGCAGGCAGAAGACGGTGCGACACCCGGAGCACATCCGGGAGCTGGCCCACCTTGATCTGGTTCACCAGCACGGTTTCCTGCTGACCATCGACAGTAACGGTGACCGTCACTGGAGACGGAATGACCTTCTCCAAATCAGACATGCTCTCTCCATGAAGAATGGGGGGACGGTTGCCCGCCCCCCCGAGTATCACCTACGCGCCCAAGGGCGGCAAGCTCGATCAGTTGAGCTTGGTGATCTTCCAGTACTTCGAACCGGTCGGCTGGAGCGGGTCGGCCAGCACCGAGCCTTCCAGCGTGAACTGCTGGACACCGTCGGAGATGAGGTCGAGTTCCTTCAGCGGGTCGGTCGAGAACGAGAACACCTCGATGACCACCGGGTCGTTGTTCTCCGCCGTGTTCAGGCCTTCGAAGCGGAGGTACAGGGTCGGCGCACCTTCGGTCAGCGCATCCACGCGGAACTGGTCGGCGTAGTCGTACGTGGCCAGCAGTGCGATGGCAGCCGTCAGGTTCACAGCCTTGCCCGAGCCGAGGGTGATCGTCTTGGTCGCCGTGTTGATGTTGACCGCGAACGACACCCCGGCAACCACCGTCGTCACCGTGCCGGTCTTGCCGTTGATGTCGGCCGCATCCGCACCCGTGAAGCCACGGAAGAGGATTTGGTCGCCCAGAGCCACGGTGTGGCCAGCGGCAGCGAACGAGGTGGTGGCACCCACGGTGATGCCCGTGATGGCCACGCCCAGCGACAGACCGGCATGGGCGAGCACCGAGCCGTCGTTCAGTTCGAACGAACCGGCGTCGAGGTTCACCTTGTAGTCGTACGGGGTGCTGTCGTTGGTGTAGGCCGTGAGAGCCGTCGCACCTTGCTCCAGCACGAAGTTCGACACCTTGATGTGGTCGAGCGGGCTGACGGCACCAGCGAAGCCGTTGACCGCATCGTCCGTCATCGTGGTACCGGGCATCTCCACGTACGAGCCACGAAGGGCCGAGGCGAGGTTGCGGGCGATGTAGTTCTCCATGACCATGGAGAGGCTCGCCTTGATTTCCGTGGTGAGGCGGAGGTCGGTACCGCGAGCGCCGGTCTGCGACTCCTTGTGCTCCAGCACCGAGGTCGTCACGCCGATCTTCAGCGACGACACGTTGCCGACAGCACGGAGAGCCTTCGGCTTGCCCGTGGCGTCCCGCTCACCCATCAGGACCACACCCTGACCGGAGAAGTAGTGATTCGTTGCGTCCCAAGTTGCCATGTTCAGTCTCCCGTCTTCTTCAGGTCAGGGGGTTAGCGCTTGTTGAACCAGACCACCATCACCTGCTTGGCGGAGAGGTTGTCGGTCGACTTGAAGCCGCCGGTCGCCGTGCCGCCCGCGAGGGTCGCACCCGAAACCGCGATGTTCGTGCCCGTCTCGGCCAGCGTGATGGCGTTGCCCGCCGTGCCTTCGACCACTGCCGTGACCGTGACCACACCCGCGTTGCTGGTGGCGACCACTTGGCGACCGCCGAAGCGGGCACCTTCGTAGGCGTTGATCGCGTTCTTCAGGTTGGTGGCGGCAGCGGTGATCGACGCGCCGAGAGCGACGTCGGTGTACGGAGCACCCGGGGTCGTCTTGTGGGTGTAGACCACCCCGTTGACCGTGACCGTCTCGCCGTTGGACGGGGCCGCGACCGAGTAGGTGACCGTGCCCGAGGCCTTCACCGACTGGATCGTGATGTTGGCGAGCGTGAGTTCCGTGTTGTCGGTCAGGTTGACCGCACCGACGATGGTGTCCTCGTCGCGCATGGCGGCGATGTCCATCTTCGTACCTGCGGTAGCACCAGCGACGACGTTGACCTTGAGACCTTGCAGCTCCGTGAAGAGGCTCTTCAGGTCGTCCGCGACCTTCGCACCACCACGGCCGAGCTGGCTGTTGATTGCATGGAATGCCATGGCATTTCTCCTGTCTGTTTATCCGAACCAATGACTACTGGCCACCGAAGTGTAGGTTTTTCGCCACTTCCGAACAAACAGCTTGTGCACTCAAGTGCACTACGGAGTGAGGATGGCGGGGCAGGTCCAGCGCTGGAGCCACATCACGTTGCCGTCTTTCAGCACCGCCGGGGCCTCCACCAGAAAGCGCCAGAAATGGCCGCTGGGGGACCGCCGGTCCTTCAGGGTGTCCCGAACCGCATCCAGCAGTCGGGTGGCATTCAGGAAGTTGCTGGGGTCCCCGGTGGGGCTGTCCCGGAACAGGGCTACCACGGCCACCAGCAGTTCAGCATCAGCACCCACCCGGTGGCTGTCCCGGGGAGTCCGCTCGACAGATCGAATGCCCTCGTAGACCACCCCCACGGCCGGGAACACCAGAGCCACGGAGTCGTCCGTCAGATCGTCTGCGTTGTACAGGGTGAACAGGGTCTTCCCAGCGAGCTGGGAAATGGGAGTGATGGCCGCCTTGATGTCGTCCACGCACTTCTCTGCGAGATGAGCTACTCCGGGCATCAGACTTCTCCGAGGTTGAGCCGCTTGGCGAACAACTTCTGCATCATCGAGACGTCGTCTGCACTGGCACCGATGAACGTGCGGGGCGGCTGAAGGGGGAGCTTCGGGTTGTCGTACGCATGCCAGCCCCCCTCCTGAATCTTCTTGGCATAGGGCACTCCGGCACCGATGGTCCGCTCACCCGGGGTAGAAGAGTGGAGCTGAATCGACCGCCACAGGTCGCCCGAGTCGAACAGGGTTCCCGTGCCTCCTTTGGCCCGACGGGCGAGGCCCGCCGCTGAGGGCACCCATGGGTTGCTGTCGACGTCGATTTCCTTGAGGAAGCGCTCCCGAATCCGATTCAGGATGATGGCTGCCCCCTCATCGAGGACGGCTTCCACCTTTTGCTGGGTCGCCTTCTCCATCACGGAGATGGCTTGGAGCATCTCCGGGAACCCCCTGACTTCGAATTCCAGCCGCACCATGGTGCCTACTCCAGATGGAGGTACGGGGAGAGTACGAAGGCCCTCTTGCGCAGATAGGGGGAGAGCACCCGGAAGGCATGCTCTCCAGCCTTGAGTGCGATGGGTTGGGCTTCACCCGCCCGCTTCGTGGTGGGGCCGATGTTGAACAGGATCGGAGCAATCGACACGATGGCCTCCTTGAGGTAGGCCGGGATGGTGTCGTAGTCCGGAAGGGTGGCCGGGACCGTGTACGGGGGGTCTCCCGGCTGGGGGTCGGCCGGAGGGTTGTAGGCCGGGTTGGGGACGGTGTGCGACCGCTGCCATCCCGCCTTGTAGGTGACCCGAATCCTCATGCTGCCGTAGAGGGGATCGACCATTACCACACCCTGCTGCTCCAGAATCTGGTAGGCCGTGGCAGGCACCGCAGACCACGTACCGGCGGAGGGGATCACCGTCTCCGCATCCGAGGACTCCACCACCGGGGTGTACTCGTCGGTGCGGACGAATCCGCGAGTCAGGAAGAGCCTGAACACTCCCCCATGGAGGACACCGTTGTTGGCATCCTCGTCCAAGAGGAAGTAGTCCGTGACTGCCGTCTCCGTGAACTGGAGCCGGGTGTTGAGCATGTTCTCGACCTCGTGCTGGGCACCGAGGATTGCGGACTCGTAGACCGGAGACGTCTGGAGAGTCACCGGGTCGAGAGCCATGCGGGCCGCCAATTCAGCGGCAGTCACGTACAGGTCCATGGCTACACCTTCACGCCACCGTTGAGGTCGGAAAGCGACATGTCTCCGCCGCCTTCATCGAGGTTGATGCCCGCCTCTGCCAGCTCCTCCGGGGTGAAGTCGACCTCGACCTTGTTCTGGCCTTGGGTGACTCGCACCTTCGGGGCACCGGTGGTCATGTCGACCACCACGGGGCCTTGCTGATCCAGCCGCTTGGCGACCGGCTTGGGCTTCCACCGACGAAAGACCGGCAACCCCCTGTCGTCTTGCAGGCGCAGCATCGTCTCGGCCTGCTCCGGGGTGAATTCGTAGGCCCGTCCCTTCTCGTACAGGACTCCGTGGACCACGTACCGGCTGATCACCGTCAGTTCCAGCAGGACCTTCTCCATTGCGGGGGCCTGCGGACTGTCCTTCTTCGTCACTTGAACACCCATGTTGCTCACTCCTTGTGGCGGGATTATCCCCGCAGAATTGTCACCACTTGTACAGCAGAATGCAACCTACTCGTCCAATTCGACCAGAGAGTCGGCTTTTTGGCCCGGAAGCATCTCTTCTCGCCGGATCAGCCGGAGGTTGATGTTCCCCAGATTGAAGAGCTGGGTGAGGATGGCAAGGAGCATGGCCCAGATGGCCCACCACCCCTCCCCCTCGATCATCTTCCAGAGGGAAATGAAGACGATCACCGCCGGGGCGATCAACGAGATTCGAAGCATCCAGAGTTCCGCTTGCCGAAAGCGTCCCATGAGTCCTCTCCACGAAAAAGAAGGCCCCCGGGTAGGGGGCCTCCTCACCTACTTCCCGGCCGGGGGTTAGGCCGCGAGGTTGATGTACTTCACGGCAGCGTCTTCCTGCTCGACTTGGAAGTCGACGCGGGCCGTCACGACGATGATGAAGGTGCGGGTCGTGATGTCCTTGTCGTATTCCATCAGGATGTTGCGCCAGATGCCGAAGATGCAGTTCATCGGGTTCGTGAAGAAGCCCGAGGTGGCAGGCATCAGCGAGGCACCCTTGACTTCCGAGCCGTGCACGTAGAGCGCTTGCACTTGCTGGAGGTTGGTGTCACCGAACGAGCCGATCCGGTTGCTGAACTGGTCGCGCAGCTCCGTCTCGTTGTTGACCGAGACGAAGTGCTTCATCGAGGCACGGTCCCGCAGGTACTTCGCGGGCATGGCCTTGAGGGCCGACTTGATCGTGTCCTTGGTGAAGGTGGCCGAGGAGGCGTCCACGACGTTCGTGGTGAACCGCTTCAGGAAGCCGTCGGTCACCGCGAGGTACGAGTCGCCCGAGCCGGTGTCGCCTTGCAGCGCCAGCTCTTCCAGATCGACCGCGACACGTTCCGCGATCATGTCGACCAGCGTGTTGTGCAGGCCACCCGGCGAGGACTGGAGCGCAACATTCGGGTTGCCGCCCTCGATGTTGTCTTCCAGAACGTCGTACGGGATGCGCACTTCCGCGATCAGCTCTTGGGCGTTCAGCGAGACGCTGCCGAACGTCGGCTTGCTGCGGTTGCCTTGCGCCAGAGCCGAACCGACGGGGGCGTCGGCGGCGGCCGAGTGCAGGATGCGGCTGCCGAGGCCGATCTTGTTCAGCTTCATCTGCGGGGCACGCATGGCGACCGTCCGGACGTTCTGGAGGATCGTCGGCGCATCGATGAGCTGACGGATGAAGCGGTCCGTCTGGTCCGGGTTGAGCTTGCCAGCCGACGAGATGTCCGCGAGGGCAAGGTCGGCCTTCTGAATCAGTTGCTTGTTGTCCATCGTGATTCTCCTGTCTGAGTGTGAAACCGACTTTGCCTTACTTGTGCCTGATGAAGGCCGTGTCGAAACAGCCGGAACGGGGATCGCTCGACTTCTGGACGGTCACCGAACCACCTGCCGGTGCATCACCACCCCGGGGGGCGGCAACCACCGTGCTCTTGACGGCCTTCTCGATTCCTTCGGACTTCTGCGAGAGGGCTGCCACCTGCGCACCCTGCTCCTTCTGCGCCTTGACGACGCTCTGGAGCTGGGCACCGAACTCGTTCAGCTTCTGGGCGAGGGGTTCGACCGCCGCCTTCATGGCAGCGACCATGGCCTTCTCCTTCTCTTCCTCGTCCTCTTCTTCCACCGGAGCCGCTGCCGCCGGAGCCGCCGCAACCGCTGCCGCACCGTCGTTGCACTTCTCGGCCTTCTGGGCACCTTGGCTCGACCAGTTGAGGATGGCGAGCTTCTGCTCTGCCGTCATGGTCTCCCAGACGCCCTTGTCGAAACCGGCGGGGCCGTCCTTCGGAACGCTGTCCGAGGCACCCGCGTTGCCCGAGTCGGTGGCGAGGGGTTCCGGGCTGCCTTGGACTTGGGCCGCGCCACCCGCCGTCGGGGCCGGGGTCTTCTCGCCGTCGGTCATCGAGCCGGTGGTCAGCACCTTCGGGTCGTTCAGGGTGCCGCCTTGCGAGACCCGCTCCGCCTTGGCAACGGCTTCGGCCGCCGCTTGGGCTTCTTGCGGGATGGTGTCCGTCAGGACGCGGGCGTAGTCGATCACCTCTTGGGCGTCCGAGTACTCCGACTTCTTGGCCAGCTTCGCCGCCATCTCTTGGGCCGCCGCAGGACCGTGCAGGAAGCCATCGGCCTTCAGGGCCGGGTGGACGTCCAGCTCCGGCATGTTGCGCACGAGGGCGACCACGTGGTCGTTCATGCGGATGACCGTGGAGCCGTCTTCCGGGTCCGACTTCTGGACGATCAGGGCCGAGCCGTCCGGGTTGTCCACGATGTTGTCGACCGACAGCCCCGCCTCTTGGATGGCGGCCTTGACGGCTTCGAACTTGTCGGTCTTCTCGACAACGAGAGCCGTGACTTCCGGCACGCGAGCATCCGCTTCACGCTTCAGGACGCGGCTGATACTGGTCAGATCGAGCATGTGATTCTCCTTGTCCCGCTTCATGATGCGAATGGGAATGCGATTGGCACTGCGGGTCACGAGGGATACGAAGTGCGCATCTGCGTCCTTCATTTCCCGAAGTTTTTTGGTGATTTTCACAGTGTCGTATTCAGTCGTTCGCGGGAAGTGTAGCGGGAGTGCCCACTTCCTAACAAAATCAGTCGATGATTTCCAAGGAATCGACGCTGGAGAAGCGGTGGCGATGACCGTCCATCTCCTCCGTTACCGTCCCACCCTTGATCGTGTGCCTATGCCCGTTGACCGTGTCGGTCACGCCCCCGAGGAAGTCTCCCTCCGGGGAGTAGTTCACGAAGAACTGGTGCTCGTGGTTCTCGGACTTGGTGGTGCGGCCGGAGATGACAGGGGGGAGCTGGAGAGTCACTTCCTTCTCCTCGCGTCCCACCAGAGCTTCCACGGACAGGCCGTTCAGCTCGCCTTTCTTGATCCGGTTCCACGTGTCGGTGTGGTCGACATGGATGCCCAGCACCCAAGACCCGGGGATGAAGTCCGGGTCACCCTTGCGGGCGATGAAGGACTCCACCGCTTGGACTCCATCGATGGTCTTGTTGTCGTGCTGGACGTCGATCTGCTTGAGGCGGCCCTTCTTGACGAAGTCGTGAGCCATCTTCTCGATGGTCTCGGCCGTCATGAACTCCCCGTCGGAGTCTGGGCGATTCGGCGCGTACACCTCCGCGTAGACCATCCGCTTCTCGGCGGGAACGGACTTGCGGACGATGAGCTTGACTTCACGGGTCATGGAGGGCGGCAGCTTGTGCACTTGAGTGCACAGAGTCTACTCAGCCCCCCACTACCGAACAAACAAAAAAGGGACCCTAAGGTCCCCTTTCTGTCCTCCTCCCGGCCTAGATGTAGGCTTGGAAGGCTTCCTCCAAGGTGGTGTCGTGGATGTCCAGCACCTTCTCGATGGGGTCTTGGTACCCTCCGGCGAGGGTCCAGACCAGAGGAATCCCGTGGTTAGCACAGGATTCGAACACCATCCGGTCCCGCTGGGCAAGTTGCTCGCTCGTCAGGAACCCTCCCAGAGGATCAGCAATGTGGGCATCCGCCCCTGCTTGGTAGAGGATCAGGTCGACGTCCCGGTACTTGTGCAGGGTCTTCTTGAGGTCATTGAAGAAGTCGTTGGCCTGAGACGGTTCGAAGTACGCCTCCCCGGCAGACCAGTGGCGGACCAGAGCCACCATGTCGGACGGGTGCCGGTCAAGGATGTCCTGCGTCCCATTCCCCCAGTGGTAGTCGCAGTCCAGAATCAGCACCGAGTCCACTTGGTTGTGGTTGAGAAGGGTAGCAGCCGTGGCCATCAGGCCGTTGAAGGTGCAGTATCCCCCGCCGAAGTCCATTCCGGCGTGGTGAAATCCCGAGTAGGGAGCACAGGCCACCGGGAATTTCTCTTCCTGCTCCAGCGTCCACATGGCAGCCTCCAGTACCCCACCACAGGTGTACAGGCAGGAGACGGCGATTTCAGCACTGGGGAAGTCGAACCCGGTGTCGATGGTCCCGCGAAGGACCCCGTTCACGTAGCCGGGATCGTGGACCGTGATGAGGTCGGCCGGATCGAAAGCCTTGTGCTCGATCACCTCGATCCCGTTCTTGAACTTCTCCTTCCACCGGGCCACTACCTTTTCAGGCTTGGACGCCGAGGGGGAGAAGGACTTGGGATGAGAGACGGCCTTGGGGGTGTAGAACACCGGCAGCATTACTTGCCGCCCAGTGCTTTGATCAGGTCTTCCGGGAGGCCCAGCTTCTTGGCCAGTTCCGCCGACGTCTCAGCAACGTCAGGCTCGTCGCCCAGAAGGTAGTTCATGACCGCCCCATTGGAAGGGGTGCCGTTCTTCAGGCAGTGGAAATCACCGCCCGCAGCGGGTTGTTGTTTGGACTTCATGACCACAGTATAGCCCAATTTGACAGCTTCGTCAAATTTGCGGGCACCCGGCTTGGGAGGTGCGCTCTTGCGTGCCCGGATGTAGGCCTCCATCCGCTTCCGATCCGGAGAGTTCTTGTCGAGGGAGATGCGGGCCTTGTAGTCCGTGTTGTAGAACACGTGCTTCATGAAGCTGGAGTTCTCTTGCAGGTACTCCTGCGTCACCCCAGACACCAGCTCGTCCAGTGCGGGGGTCTTCAGGTCCACCAGCATCTGGTTCACCCGCAGGTCCTTGGTGGACAGCAGGTCCCCGATCATCTTGATTTCCCGCTTCTGCTCCGAGGTGAGGTTCTGCACCCCAGCCGTGGAGCGGATCAGGTTCTGCATGTTCTCACGAACCCCGGGAACGACACCCGGCCTGCCCTCGATGTGGACTTCCCGGTCTTCGTCGCTCTTATACGCGAATCCGTATTTCGCCCAAGTATACGCACCCATCTCAAGGGAGGCCTGCGTAGTGATGGTTTTCAGGCCCATTTTGTCGTACAAGGCCAGCGAATCACCAAGCAGGCGAGCTGCGGTGGCTCCCCCCGCGTTGTTGAGCTTGAAGCGGAGGTAGTCGTGGTAGACGTCCTTCTCCGCCATGTCGAAGTAGCGAGAAATCCAGTTGACTTCCGTGCCGTGAATCTTGGTGTTGTGCCCTTGCACGCCCCAGTACTTCTTGCCGTTCTCGATCTTGGTCACCACGGACCATTCCTTGGCGTCGAAGTCATCCCCAGCGAAGGTGCCGAAGATTTCCTGAGCCGTGGCCGCGTTGCCGATCTTGGCTTTGAACTCCGCCTCGTTCCATTCCTCGATTTCGTCCGGGAAGACGAAGCGGCCGGGATTCACCTTACCGACAGGTTCTTCCTTGTCTTCCCCACCCCCACCCCCGGTGCCGCTCGTCCACTGGTTTCCCCTGAACGGGTGGCCCTCGTAGTCGCCCTTCTTGGCCATGTGCTTAGCCACTGCCGGAGGCATGGGTAGCTTCTGGGCCTTGATGCCTTCAGCAAGGATGGGGAACATGAACGGCCCGACTCGCTCCAGAAACTCTGGCTCCGTCCATGCCAACCCGTAGGCCTCAGCCACAATCTCTCCCGGGGTGGTTTGTCCGTTCAGGCTGCCGTGGGGAAACTTCTCGGCCAAGTCCCAGTCGTCCTTGTTCTTCAGGTACCACATGTCCAGCTCGTTGAAGTGGGCGGCCTCATGAATCAGCACATGACGTTGCTGCTCCTTGTCCAACCCCTTGAACTTGGGTCCCACTTCCACGTGCCGCCCAGACAGGGTGGTCGCCTCATTCCCCAGCCGAGGGTTCTCCTTCACCGGGATGGTCTTCAGGAAGGTGTCCAGCTCCTCCACGGAAGCCCCGCCGCCCCCCGTGTACTGATTCCCACGGAAGGGATGACCTTCGAAGTCGCCCTTTCGGAGGAGACTCCGGTACCCGGGGGAGGCCCCCGAGAGAATCTGCTGGGCCTTGGGGAGCTGGTACCCGGCCACGTGGATCAGCACATCGAGGTCCTTCTCCGTCGTCGGCTTGGCTTTGCCGAGGATGCGGTTGAAGGCAACCTGAGTGAGGTCGCGGCCCTTGCGGATGATGGAGGCGTAGCGGGTCATCGGAACACCGAGCGGAAGCGGTCCAGAGCTTCCCTGTCCGCCATGGACAGGGCACCCATGAAGTCGACATCTCCCAGCACAGCCCGCCCCACCGGCTGGCCGTTCACCGTAGCCGTGAGGGCAATGAGACCGAAGGCTGCCCGGGGGTCTTCCGAGTTTAGCAAGTCCGTGACCGCCGAAAGCTGAATCTCATCGAGCTGGTCGAGGAACTCATCCAGACGGCCCCCGGGTTCAAGGTCCCGAAGAGCCTGTCGGCGCATCCGATCCCAATCGGCCTTGCCGGGGAGGAACCCCGCCTTGATCATGGCCTCCGCATTGGAGTTGTTCACGCTGACCGCCACAGCCGAAGCCCCCACGTGCTTGGCCAAGGCCACCGAGCCACGGAAGACGTTCCTGATCGTGCGCTCCGCTTCCGCGCCCGTGAGGTTCTCCATCTCGATTCGGTTCTGGTAGAAGATGCCCTCGTCCGGGTCGTAGTCACTGTCGACGTCCACCCGGCCCCGCCCCACCTTGCCCCGGGCGGCGAAGCGGTACCCCGCCGCAGTGATCAGGGTCTCCATGCTGATCTTTCCCGACATGATGTCGACGGGATCGAACCCGGTCGCCTTCGACAGGGCCATGGCCGGGACCAGACCGATGTCCTTGTTCCACCCCTCCACCTCCTGCTGGGACACCACCTGCTCCATCTCATCGAAGGTCTGGGGGGTGACGAAGGTAACGGGTCCGAGGTCCTCCACTTCTTCAGGCTCAGGCTCCGCCTGCTCCATGGAGGGGGGCATGATCACCTCCTCCCCGGTCTTGACCAGCATCGTCCGACACCACGGATGGAACGGGGGGATGAGGATGCCCTCAGCCTCCAGCTCGTCCTCCGTCATGTTGGCGTAGCGCTCGATGGAGTCCTTGTCCTGATCCGGCCACGGGTGGACGAACTTCAGCTCGTCGTCGTTCTCGACCGACAGGGCGCGGTTCACCAGACGGCGGGCCGACTCTACTTCGAACTCCCGGCCGTCGATCATCTGGCAGAAGTCCGAGGTCCGGTTGTCGATCTGGGCTTCCAGACGGTAGCGGGTGAGGCCGATCACCTCTGCCTCCGCCACGAACCCCCACGTGGACAGCCGTGAGGTGTGCAGGGCGGACCCCATCATGAGCTGCCGGTCGCCCTGCTCGCTGAAGTCCACGAACTCCCGGACGTAACGCTTCTCGGCCTTGAAGACAGCCTCCTGAAAGCTCTTGACCGCCCGTTCCTTGTTGAACTCCTCCTGCACCTTGCTGATCTGCCGATCCGCGAAGTCCCGGAGCTGCATGGAGGCTTGGTTGCTCACCCAGTTCTGGAAGGAATCCACCACCCGGTTGAGGAGAGGCTCGTGGCCGCCGATGGTGTAGACGACGTCCTTGGCATTCGTGTGGGCGTTGATGGCACCCATCTTCCCCGCCGCGTAGAACATGAACTTCACCCACTCACGATTCTGCCGAACCGCCGAGTCCATGTTGATGTGGCGAGCGAGGTCCCGGGCGTCATTGAACCGCCCCTTCCCCACCTGCTCCTTCATCTGCACGAACAGGCCCGCTGCCGTGGGCTGCCATGTGCGCAGCAGCCTCCGGTTGAGAGCCGACTCGATGTGCAGGAAGTTCTGGAGGTTCTGGGTGTTGCTCATTCCTCGTCCTCCATCTCGGCCAGCATCATGGCCAGCACTTCTTCTTCCAGTCGGGTGTAGTCGACGTATCCACGGACCCCCGGGACACGATGGCGACGTTCAATCGGGTAGCACGCCCCGGTGAGGATGCCCTTGCCGAGCGGAGCCATGATCTGTGCACTTGAGTGCACGGAGGGCACCACGATCTTGTTGCGCCCGCGACCTTCCATCGGGGCGATCTGGTGGTGATTCTCCACCACCGGGATGCGCATCGTCCGGGCAGGACGCTCTTCCGGCTTCCAGCGGGCGAGGCGACTCCAGTACCAGAAGCCTCCCCGGCCACCAGCACCTTCCTCGACCGGGGGTTCAACCGGCGGCTGTTCGTAGCAGGGTCCAATTCCCTGAACCGCAGTGAGTCGAGGCCCATACCCAATGCCCTGCACTGCGATCTGTCGAGCGCAGACCCCCTCCCCGACGGGAGGTTGCACGGCATTGAATACCTCTGACCCCGCAATGGGGGCTGAGGAGATGGGCCAGATGCCAAACATCACGCACCACCGTCGTCCACTGCGTTGGTGTACTGCCCCGCCCTGCCGTCAATCTGTCCGCCCCCTTGCAGGAAGGCGAGGAGCTGGGCCTGAAGGTAGGGCCACGGCTTCTCGTTGGCGTACGGGAAGGTCATCTCAAAATTGTCCAGCTTCTGCCCGCCCGCCACCACGATGAAGTGCCCGGTGTATCCCTCGTCCTTGTGGACGTAGGCCCTCAGCACCCTGATCTTGGCGGGGAAGGAAGTGCCGAACACGTTTGCTGTACAGTCGATTGCCATGTCTGCTCCATCATGAAGTGTAGTGGACCACGATGCGGGGGGTATTGCAGTAGAAGGTGACGTACCCGGAAGTTAGCCCATCCACATAGGCCTGCACCAGCAGGCTGAAGTTAGCCGAGTTCACCTCCGTGTAGCTCCACGTTGTGCCCCACATGTCCTTGTACCCGCCCAAGTAGTTATGCGTGGGCGGACCCGAAGTCCAGTATTGGGTGCCAGCGATGTTGCTGCCGTCCTTGGACAGGCCCCATCCAAGTAGAGCTGTACCGTCACTCTGGTTGTCTATCCACCCACCCTCTATCCCAACGGCGATGCCCCGGATGGTGGCCCCTGAAGGAATGGCGAACCCGATGCTTGCCAACTTGAGGAAGCCACTGTTGCCGTTCGCATCCAGAGTGATGTCGGCGTAGGACGCATCCCCAGAGAAGTCGGCGGGGTTGTTCCAGTCCCCAGCACTGCCGGTCCCCTCCAAGTACTTGGACACGCACGTGTGACCGTAGAAGTCCGTGCCTAGCGAGGTCTGGGTTCCGTTCGTGTCTCCGTTCAGCTCGTGGTTGCAGTAGTCCAGCCCGTAGTAAGTCGCCGGGAGGATCAACTCCATGAGGTCTTGCGGTCCGGCATTGTTGCCGAACAGACCGATGGCACCACTAGCAGGAGTGGACCGGGTAGTGGTGGTCACTTGTGCCCCTTGGCGATCAGCACTTCGCGCTCCAGCCTGCGAATGCGCTCGTCTTGCTCCTTGACCGCTTCGATCAGCAGGGCCACGAGGTTGCCATACGCCAGAGAGTAGCGGTCGTTCTCATCGTGCTGCACCACCTCCGGGACCACACCCTCCACCTCTTGGGCGATCAAGCCCATCTGGCGAGGCTTGCCTTCGATGTCGGTACGGTTGTACGTGTAGCCGGTGAGCTGGCGAACCAGCTTCATGGCGTCGTGGATCACCTCCACGTTTTCCTTCACCCGGCGGTCGGAGTAGGCCGTGACGTTGCCCGTCACCGTCAGGTCGGAAGCCGTGGTTGTGGTGAGTACGGTGTCCCACGAGATGGTGTTGGGGTTCGTCCCGGCAGCTTTGCGGTAGTAGGTGATGACATCGGACACCGCAAATAGACCGGTGGGTGTCGATGATGCGTGCAGGTACTTCCACGCCCCGTCATAGTAGCAATTTGAGGCCAGATACGCCGACTGGTTAAACGACATCGTGGCGGCGTAGGCCCCGTGGTAGACACCAATCGCCCCACCAGCCATGGCGGGCACTGAGTCGTACCCAAGAGAGGCCGTTGTTGCAGAGTGAACTGTGAGGCCAGCCGTGTTGCTCGGACGCAGCTTCACAGCCGAACCGCCCACCTCCACGGGGAGCCAAGCGGTGTTGGTGCGGTCGTAACCGAAGAAACGGGCTGTCCCAGAGAGGTAGTCCATCTCCGCGCCTGCACCACCCCCACCACCATCGGAGGCTGCCTGCGACCGGATGCCGCCTTGCACATCCAGCTTCTGGCCTTCCGTGAGCGTGCCGATGGAC